AGGATTTTTCGGCACACAGAAAAAAGGAATGTGGAAAATGCAGAATCGATACATAAAAAGGTACACAAATTTTGTTACTTCCACATTATCAACACCTAAACGAATCTCGCTCACTCCGCCCAAGCAAAATCCGATAAAACGGAACAAATACGAAACCGCTGACTTGCAGCCTAAAAGGAGTAAGTTGGCGGTTTTATATTTCATTTGATTCCGTTTTGTTATGTAAAAAATAGTACATAAATTTGCGGATGTGTACTAACCAGAAAAAAATGTGTACAAAAAAATGGACATCAAACACAGTATATCGTTTTTCCTCCAAAAGGTCTACAGCAGGACGGGCAACGGAGAGGGGCAGATAAGGCTCCGCGTCCGGTGGCACGGGAACACCTACCAGGCGAACAGCGGCTACACCATCCAGCCGGAGAGATGGGAAAACGGGAGATGCAAGCGGAACGCATTCAACAGCCGTGGAGTGTCAGCCTCCGACATCAACAGGCAGCTCGCCGCCCTGGAGGGCATAGTGGAGGACATATTCAAAGCGTTCGAGGTAGCGGACACCGTTCCGTCGTTGGATGTGTTCAAGGCGGAGTTTGCCAAGCGGACAGGGAAAGGCGGGAGTGTGAAGGACTGCGGAAACTTCGAGAAGGCTCTGCTTGACTTCGTTGTGTCGCAGGAGCGCACTCACTCGTGGGCGCCGGGGACGGTGGTCAAATTCGGAACTCTGCGCCGGCACATCCGCAGTATGCGGGGAGAAATGAGGATGAAAGACTTCAACAAGAAGTTTTACGAGGAATACATCTCCTACCTGCTGCGCCGCGGTCTGAAGAACACCTACATAATGAAATTCTGGAAGATCCTCACTTGGTTTCTACGCTGGGCAGACAAGAACGGGCTGCTCGACGACAAAAGCTATCTCGACTTCACTCCGAGGCTGAAAACGGTGCGAGACAAGGAAGTGGTGTATCTGACGTGGGACGAACTGATGAAAGTCTACGGGTTTGAGTTTCCGCGTGGGAAGGAATACCTTGCCAGGGTAAGGGATGTGTTCTGCTTCCAATGCTTCACTTCTCTGCGGTATTCGGACGTGGCGAAACTGAAACGCTCCGACATCATCGACGGAGTGATAAAGGTGGTGACAAAGAAGACGGGCGACACTATCAGCATAGAACTGAACAAGTATTCCTCCGCCATATTGGAAAAATACAAGGATGAAGAGAAGCCTCTGCCGGTGGTCAGCAACCAAAGGATGAACGTCTGGCTGAAGGAGGTATGCTATGTGGCAGGGATAGACAGACCGGTAACGGAGGTGTACTACCGCGGTTCCGAACGAGTGGAGGAAACACGACCCAAATATGAATGCGTGGCGTCCCATACCGGACGGCGCACATTCATCTGCAACGCACTGACGATGGGCATACCGCCGTCGTTGGTGATGGAGTGGACGGGACACAGCGACTACAAGGCGATGAAGCCCTACATCAAGATCGCCGACAAGGAGAAGGCGCGGGCGATGAAACTGTTCGACGAGCGGTAAAGAAAAAGGCTTCCGGGTGTCGGAAGCCTTTCTTTCTGTGGTTAATCGTCTACAACAAACATTTGAGAATCGATGAATATCGCGACTTTATCCTTGTCATAATCCTTGTAATACATGTGCGCTCCGTTATATCGCCCAGAGCCGCCTCCATTCTTGGTCATTCGCAGTTCCGTATAACCCTTCTTCTTTTTCAAAGAATAAGACCCTCTTTCTTCCGTATTCTTGTACGGGTTGTAAAAGTCTACTCTCTTGAATTTGTAGTTTTCATGGTCTACAAATGTGAGTTTACAGGTTTTATCATTGTCCAGGTCACTGTAAAAAATAGTTTTCCCCACGACATCCGAATATTCCACAGCGACTCCTTTATATCCCAAATCATCGTCATCTCCGCCGCAGGCGGTCATTGTCAGGATGCACAGCAGCATCCATAAAGTCATTTTCAGTTGTTTCATTTTTGTTTGTATTTTAGATTCTGTATTTCTTGTTTTTCACCAGCCATTTTCTTCGGAAGTAAAGGGCGAAAAGCACGGCGCCAAGCGCAAGCACGAACCATCTCGCCGGGGTAAGGAGCGTTCCGAATCCGAACAGCTTCTCATATTCAATGCAGGCGTTGACCAATAAATTGTAGCCGCAGAACGCCCGATGAATCCAGCAGAAGCCGAAAGCCACGGAAAGAACCACCATCAGTGCGAACACGAGCAGCGCGCTCCGCGCTATTACGGAGGCAATCGTCCATACACAGCCGCACAGGAGGCTCGCCGTGTGGCACATCATCAGTCCTGCACCTATGGGAGGAGAGAACTGTACCATCAGCTTGGCGAGGTGTACGCTCCTATGGATGTGCAGTGTCTCCACAATCTGCTCGTCCACCATTCTCATTTTATAAAAAAACTTTCTCATAACCGAAAATATTTAGTCTGCATTTCTTTGGATTAAGGAGCGGAGGAACTTGATTTCCTCGTTCTTCTCCTCGATACTCTTCCTTAGCATCTCATTCTCCTTGGCAATGGCGGAATCCGTCATTGTCTGCGTGTTGTGGTTGGAGCTGTCGCCGATGCTCTGCACACGACCTGTCTCCTCCGCTATCTCACGTTCGAGCTGTTCGTCGGGGACGCCACAGCACTCATCGCCTACACCGCGCAGAAGCCATTCTGCGGAAACGTCCTTAAATTTAAGGAGAAAAGCCTTGATGGTTCCAACAGAAACCCTTGCATCTCCATTCAACTGCCTATTAACAGTCGCTTGCGGTAACCCGACCTCTTTGCTAAAGGCTGTTACAGACAAGTCATTCTTTTGTAACACCTCTTTAATGCGCTGATTAATATCTTCCGTGCTTACATTCTCCTCCACCCCAGACTGAATAGCCCGTAAAATTTGGTGTTTAGTAGTCGGAATAGGCTTGCCATACTCCCAATTTTGCACGGTCTTCTCTGACACTCCGACTATCTCAGCGAGCTCCCTCTGCGTAACACCTAATTTTAGGCGCAAATCTTTTATGTCTAATCCGTTCATTGATACCGATGTAACACTTTTTAACTAAGTTGTAAATAACATTTTTGGTGAAATATTTGGTGCACACCCAATATTCGGTTATCTTTGCATTGTGTTTAGGGCGAATTTAATGCCAAACACAAAACAACGGTGCAAAAGTACTAATAATAAACAACATAACAATGAAAATTATAAAAAAAATCAACGTAACAGAAACTTTGAAAGCTCTACAGGTGGGCGAAGAGATGGTTTTCCCTTATAGGCAGACTTCCTCCAGCACCGTGCGTGCGGCAGCCTACGCCATCAATGTCCGGGGCGAAGCGAAGTATAAGGTGTGGCAAGTGAACCACGAGTTGGCAACACACGCAATCAGATTGAAATGAACGAGGAACTATTGGAAATGCTCCGACCATTCGCCAAAATGGTCGCTGAAGAACTGGTTAAGGTAATGCCACAGCCAGCCACTCCGAGCGAACAGTACAGCGGCATTGACGGCATAGCCGCCATATTTAAATGCGGTCGCACAAAGGCGCAGGCAATGAAGAACTCCGGCGTGCTTGACTCCGCAATAACAATCACAGGCAAAAAATTCATTGTCGACAAGCAAAAAGCACTGGCGGCGATGCAAGCAAAAAATAGAAAATTCCATAAATACAACTAAAATGCAAACAGAACTGACACAAGTCCGACTGAGCGAAGCGCAAATCGCGCAAATCGCAAAAGAGTTCAAAAAAGAGGTCGACGAGAACTATTCGGACGCTTTCACCCATCCCTACGAAAAATGGGAGTTTTGGACAGAGATAGATGGTTTAGCCATCTCCGTATTCTACAATATGTGGGCAGAGAACAAGCGTTACCACGCGGAGAACTACACAGAGCCGGAGTATGGAGAGGACGCCTATGGAATCAGCATCGTTGACATTACCGCCTGCGATGGTGAGTTGGGCGACGTGGAGATAGAGAATGAAGGTGACTTGGACGAAGCCATCAACGGATATACCAACACTTATGAATGGTAATCGCTATGGAAGAAGATGTAAGAAGCATATACCGCCCTGCTATATGGGCGAAGCGGCTCGAAGCCTACAAAGCCGCAGAAGCGGCTCTCAGAGAGAGCGCACCGAAAGTGAGAGAAGCAGACGAGGCTGCCGCAAAAGCCTTGATTGAATGGGCGGACGAGTATGAGGAGAATATTAGAATCCTCGAAAGCCGCAAGCCGATAGGGATTTTATGGTCGTACTTTGTCTTTGCCGCCACCCAATGCATAGACGCAATAGCCTGCGAGCAGGGCAACTACACCGAAGTATCAACCACAGTCTACGGTGAGGACAGAAAACCCTACACTCTAAACGTAGAATGCAACTGGTATCAATACAGAGGTTGGGAAATATCCCCAATGGTGATAGACGAGTTTCGGCAAGAGCATCTCCTCGGTGATGCTGAGAAGTTCTGCGAGGCTGTCGGATTCGAGTGTTCCGACGCAGACGACTACGAGTAAGACACAAGGCAGTATGGTACACGGATGGGTTCAATTCCCATCCTGCCTACAAAGAGTACATTGACGTATTGACAACAAGCATAACGACCGCAACGAGTCGCACACAATAAGCATTCCAGCCGAGTGTGTGAGTTGGCGTTGCGGATGTGGTCAGCACCGACTATGCAACAGGTGCTGGGGCTACGCGGCGAGCCTATGACGCCGCAGTGTATACAACCAACCAACGAGCAGCACTCCTTACAGAGCAATTGACTGCTCACTCTATATATTCCGAGCGGTGGCAAGGTGCCGAGGGGAGGTTCGATTCCTCCTCGTGACTGCCGTCAAATCATTGGCGGTCTCATTAGAGACTTGGTGTCGCAGGGGAGGTTCGATTCCTCCCACCGCTCCTATTCCCTTTATTAAAGCAACTTTTACTCATAATTTTTCCCTCCGAACCCGTGAGGGCGCAGGAGGTACAAGGCAGAGCGCGGTGGTTCCGCATTTCCCATTTAGTAGAGTATGATTGAGTTTAGTAATTGAGTTTAGTTGATAATTGTTTTTCACAGGGGGTTCGATTCCCCCCTCTGCCACTTACATTCTTTTTAACGATTGAGATTTCATCGCCTCTCCGTCCGTGAGGATATGGGAGGCATCACGGCTCGCACTGGTAGGCTTCGGTCGGTAATTATTAACAACTTCTTATCCAATTCTCTACGACCGGGGCGAGGTTCGATACCTCCGAGCCGACTACTACTTTCGTATCATTTATTGACAACGTTTTTTTCGGGAGGCGGTCTGTGAGGATAGTCTCCTTTTTATCAGACAATTATAAAAAAACAAAATATATGAAGAAACTAATCATCTACCTGCTGATGACCGTGTGGATGGGAGTCAGCATCGTCCTCCTATGCAACGAGGACGAGAGTGCGGCACTATTGCCGTTCACTCTCATCAAGGCTGGGGCGTTGGCATCGTTCCTCGCCTCCCTGAAAATCTTATGTATGCTAACAGACAGAAAACTTATATAGATATGGCAGACAAGACATTCACCGAGCGTGTGATTGCTGTGCAATCACAACTCAAAGCACCGAAGAATCAACGGAACAACTTCGGCGGCTACAATTACCGCAACTGCGAGGACATCCTCGAGGCGGTCAAGCCTCTCCTCAAAGCCGAGGGGCTATTTCTAACCATCACCGATGATATCGTGGTGCTTGGTGACAGATTTTACGTCAAGGCAACCGCAACGCTGACTGACGGAGAACGGTCGCTATCCAACCAGGCTTTCGCCCGTGAGGAAGCGACAAAAAAAGGAATGGACGGCAGCCAAGTGACGGGTGCCGCATCCTCCTATGCACGAAAATACGCGCTCAACGGCTTGCTTGCTATCGACGACACAAAGGATGCCGACACTTTGAACAACGGCAAGGAGTACACGGCAACCTCGAAGGGCTCAGGCAAGGCAAAGGCGACTGCTCCAGCACCCGCTATTCCTGCTCCTGACAAGGCGGCAGTAATAGCGGCGGTGTATGCCGCACAGACCGAGGAGGAAGTCGTTGCGATATATAAGAAGAACTCTTATTACTTCGGCAAGGACGAAGCGGTAATCACCGCTTGTTCCCAAAGAAAACAACAACTAAAACAAGGCTAATATGTTGAGATATTCTGAAATTGTATTTGACCCCGTCGGGCATACCTATACCGCGCCCGACGGGAGGGCGTTGCAGGGCATCACTGGGATGCTCCAACGGCAATTGTTTCCCGATGAATATGCCGGGGTTGACGAAGAGACGCTGAAGGCCGCAGCCGAGCGTGGCAGTGCAATCCACGCACAAGTGGAGTTCTGCGACGACTTCGGCACTACTTTCGAGGATATTCCAGAAGTGGTCAATTACCAACGGCTAATCAAGGAGGGCGGCTACGTTCCGTGTGAATCCGAGTACGTTGTCAGCGACAACGAGCACTTTGCGTCTCCTATTGACAAGGTGTTCAAAGTCTCCGAAACGGAGTATATCCTCGGCGACATCAAGACCGTGCGTAATCTCAACGAGGACAAGGTACGTTGGCAACTGTCCATCTACGCCACATTCTTCGAGCGGCAGAACCCAGGCTGTAAGGTTGTCGGTCTGCTTGCCATCTGGCTTCGTGGGAACAAGGCTAAAATAACGGAGGTACAGCGCATTCCTGACAGCGTGATTGACGCTCTCCTCGCCGCCGAGGTGGAAGGTCGGCAATTCGTCAACCCACTCCCGAGCGTCAACACTCTACCCGACCGCTACAAGGCGATGGAGATGCAGATTCTTGACCTGCTCGCAAAGAAGAAAGAGATAGAGGAGCAGGTGAAGACGTTCTCCGAGAGAATGAAGGGCGAGATGGAGAAGGCTGGAGTGAAGAAGTGGGAAACCGACAATATGCGGCTTACCTACATTGAGCCTTCCACCAAAGAAACATTCGACGCCAAGAGGTTCAAAGAGGAACATCCTGAAGACTATAGAGAGTACATCAAGACAACAAAAGTAAAACCATCAATAAGAATCACAGCATTATGAGCAACTACACTGGATCAATCGACTTAACCAAAGTCCCAAAGAGATTTTTCAAAAAAGTAATGTGCAAGGACGGCACAGAACACATATTCCTCAATGTCGGTCTGTGGGAACGCAAGACGCCCTCCACCTTCGGCGAGCGCACATACACCCATTCTATGAGAGTAAGCGTACCGAAAGACCAGCAGGTGGAGGGCGAGAATTATTACATCGGCGACTTCTCGGAGCTGAAGCCTATGCCAAGCCAGCCGACCACGGAACAGATTGAGGCGGCTCCGTCTGCCTCCTCCGACGATCTTCCATTCTAACGGACTATGTTGTTCGACCTTTCCAATCCCTACGATTGTGAGCGTGCCAAGACACGCTTGCAGTCGTTGATTGACAAGCACTCGCCCTCTGTTGAACTGACCGAGAGAAAGCAGCGTAGCGACCCACAGAACCGCTACCTGCACGTCTGTATCGGCATTGTGGCAATGGAGACGGGCAACACGATGGACTACGTGAAGCGGTATTACTTCAAGGCGCATTGCAACGCAGATTTGTTTGTCACCGAACGTTACGACACCCGTCTGCAACAGAACGTGAGGACGCTGAAATCAAGCAGAGACTTGTCAACGGAGGATATGACAACGGCAATTGAACGCTTCCGAAACTGGGCGGCCACCGAAGGTTGGTATATCCCCACCCCGGAGGAGGAATATATGATTAGACAGGCGGAAATTGAAATCAACAGAAGAAAGGAGTATCTATGACATACGACATTATCATCGGCATCGACCCTGACGTGGAGGCAAGCGGTGTCGCAACACTCTGTCCCAAAACCAAAAGGATTGAAGCGACCACAATGACGCTTCCCGCGCTGACGGACGACTTCCGCAGAGTGCGCAACGAATATCCCACGTTGACGGTCGCTGTGGTGGTGGAGGCTTCGTGGGCCACTGCCCACAACTTCCATTCACTGCCTTCCGACAGCAAGGCGGTGGCGGCTAAAAAAGGCTACCACGTGGGGCGCAACCATCAGATAGGCATAGACATTGCCGACATAGCGCGGCACTTCAGCTTTGATGTTCGGCTTCAACCGCCCCTGCGCAAAATCTGGAAGGGCAAAGACCGCAAAATCACCCACGAGGAGATATGCGCCATAACCGGCTATACCGCCAAGCGGAGCAACCAGGAGGAGCGTGACGCTATGCTTCTTGCGTGGACATCAGCGAACCTTCCAATAATATACAAGATATGATTGACGAAGAGAAACTGTATGATATGATTCAGAGGATGCAGGAGGGCTCCAACCCACCGCACCTCGTGCCGTTCATCGAAATCCACCGTGCGGTGTACGAGGAAACGCTGAAGGCAATCAGACATCTGGTCACCACCGACAGAATCAGTTACCACAGGCTGCTCAATGACTATGCAGCCAAAATCAAATAGAAGAATGGCAAACAATAGATTCACCTTCCACGAGTCATGGCTCGACACAATAGAAACGCTTCCTCAGGAGGCACAGACAGACGCGCTGAAAGCATTGCTCAACTATGCGCTTAGAGGAATTATGCCTGCCGAGGACGATGCGGTCGGCAAACTTATTGTCGGACTGCTGTCGGCAACAATCGAGGCGGACAGACAACGGAGAGAAGGAGGAAGCAAGGGCGGAAGACCGAAAAAAACCTCCCAAAACCATAGGTTACAAGAGCAAAAACCTCCCAAAACCATAGGTTATGATACCGAAAACCATAGGTTACAAGAGCAAAAACCTATGGTTTCTGAAGGTTTTTCCGAAAAAGAAGAAACCCCTTCTCCCCCCACACCCCCTACTACCCAAGAAGAAAAAGCCCCTGAAGAGAAAGAAAACTACGACTACGTCGTAGCAAAAGAAAGAGAAAAACCGACATCGCCGACAGCAACGGAGATCATTCCTGTGTCGGAGATTGAGGACGTCTTGATGGGCGAGGATATGTGGGTGGAGGCTATGTGCTACAAGTACAACCTACCCCGTGACAGACTTGCCGTGCAGATTCACACCATCAAGCGTGGCTGGATTGAGCGAGGTCAGGACTACAAGACCATCCAAGACGCGAAGAGACACGCTGATTCGCTGCTAAACATCCGTAGAGCCAACGGAGAACTTGCCCAGCCGCCGGCGTGGAACGAGTTCCTCTACGACCTTATGGCTCCGCACATAGACGCTCTCGGCTACGACGATGATATTTTCACCGCCTTCGGTCGGCACTATATGCAGGATGTCGGCAACGGCAAGCCGTTCTTCATCGGCATTCCGCGCTTTGAGGAGGAGATTTTTGAGAGGATGAAAAACTTCAAGGAATCGTATAAACCACCAGAGTATGAACAGCCTGTGCAATCCGGAAGCGGAAGCCAATCTGCTTAGTGCCTGCGTCACCAACAGCGGTGAGTTCTACCGCCTTGCCGATGTCCTTGACCCCGAGGTGTTCACCGTTCCGGAGAACCGCACGATATGGGAGGCGATGCTGTACATCCGCAACAACGGAGGCGATGCCGATATGATGGCGGTGACGGCACGGCTGATAACGGTGGACAAGGCGGCATTCCTCGCATTCTCCGAGCAGTGTGCTCGTCCCGTGACTTCCGCCATCGGGACGGACGAACTGTTGACAGACTTGCTTGTGAGGAGGCGCACGCTTGCCGCGATTATGGAGGCTCAGCAGTTACTTATGCAACCGCTCGAACCTTCGGAGACAACCCTCCAGCGGCTCAACACGGAGATTGCCAACTGCCTTGTGTCGAACACCACGGAGATGGTGACGGCTGAGGATGCTTGCAACGAGGTGATGCGCAACGTGTTCGACAATCAGTCACGGATGCACAACGCTCCGGAAATCCCCGTGGGGCTTAAAGGGATAGACGAGCGCGGAGGACTGCACACAACAGACCTGACAATTATCGCCGGCGAGACATCTATGGGCAAGACTTCCCTTGCGTTGACGTTCGCCCTCAATGCCGCCACCGCGGGTGTCGGTGTGGGGGTGGTGACGCTGGAGATGTCGGTGATGCAGCTTGCGGCACGTATGGTGTCGGGCGATGCGCAGGTGTCTTCCTCGGACATCCTCTACAAGCGGCTCGGAGCGGACGATTACAACCGCGTGGGCGCCGCAGTGGAGAGGACGGGAACGCTGCCTATGTGGTTCAACAGAAAGGCACAGAGCGTGGCGAAGATATGCGCCTGGATACGTCAGCTTGCCTACCGCAAGAAGGCGAAACTCTTTGTCATCGACTACCTCCAGCTTATCTCGATGGGCAAGATTGACAACCGTGTGCAGGAGATAGGCGACATCTGCGCCACGCTGAAGCGGCTCGCCGGTGAGATTGACGTGAGCATCATCCTGCTCTCCCAACTCAGCCGTGACCGCATGAACCCCTACCCTTCCCTCGCCCGTCTGCGTGGCTCCGGTGAGATTGAGTCGAATGCCGACAACGTGATATTCGTCTACCGCCCCGAGTACTACAAGACGGAGGGTAAGAACCTTGCCTACAAGGACAGGTTCGCCAACGTCAGCACCAACGGCACTGCGGAGATCATCGTCGCTAAAGGCAGAAACACGGGTACGACATCATTCATTGCTGCCTACGAGAAGCAATACACAAGATTCTCCGACCTTGCCGATATGCCAACGGCTACGATGGTGACGGCAAATCGTGAACAACTACCATTTTAACCAAAGAAATGAAAGAACAGATTCAAAAAGACAAACGTGTGAACAGCAGGTTCCTCACTGCGCTGCTCGTGGCGGAAGCGGCTCTCAGACCGATAGCCAACGACTGGGCGCATCTCGACGAAGGGGAACTCAACGACATCATCCGATGCCTGCACACCATCAACGACCTGCAAGGACAGGCAAGAGCGTATGAAGACTATCTCAACAAACAACTACAGACTGCTGATGCGGTGTGCGAGGGCGGTCGTGGAGATTCCCCACGACAAGAACAACCTTCGCTTAATCAACCTTCAGCGTCAGGCGAAATTACTGCTGCGGTATGAGGAACGAAAACTACTACACTCCGGAGGAAGAGGCAATGGCTTTCAAGGCCAAGAGTGAGGCGGTGGACTATTTTTTTCGCGACGCCATAGCTCACTACTCCCCCAAACAGAAAATGATTGTGGAGGTGCTTGACATCCGATTCCCTCTTCACAAGGATGTCTACAAGGCGTATATGCTTTCCACCCCCGTCAGTGTCATTGCTAATATTTACCTAATGACGCAGAGGGATGTGAGAAGAGTGATAAAGGCTTACGAACTCAATAAACTGTACTGATTATGAACTACGACGTTATAGAGAACTCAAAGGCTGACTTGAGATTGAGCCGCCGCAAGGCTCTTGAGTTGCTTCCTGTCCTGCGCAAGCGTGACGAGGGAGGGCGAATTGTCAGAATAGATCCAAGAACAATTAAAATCGTCAGAAACCGATGAAGATAACGAAGATTAGGGAGGTGAAGACTCCCACAAGAGGGACTGAATGCTCGGCAGGGCTGGACTTCTACGTGCCGAAAGGCTTCACGGCTCGGTTGACATCGGGGACTGACATCCTCGTGCCGAGCGGTATAAGGGCGGAAGTGCCGCACGGCTACGCGCTGATTGCGATGAACCGCTCCAGCGTGGCGACATCCACAGACGCTATGCGGCGTGTCGGTCTGACGCTAAAGGCAAACACCCCCAAAGGAACGCTCGTTGTCGGAGCGTGCGTGGTGGACGAGGACTATCAAGGCGAGATTTATATACATCTCATCAATGTCGGCAGGAGCATAGAAGTAATTCATCCAGGGATGAAGGTGGCGCAGTTCGTGCTTACCCCTGTGAGTTATGAGGGTGTCGAGGTTGTGGATGAGGAAGAGTTGTTCAACCAAGCGACCGAGCGCGGAAAAGGCGGTTTCGGAAGCACCAACAAATAACGATATGTACGAAGCGAGTGAATACACACCAGACTATGGCGCACGGGAACGCGCTTTGCAACTGCTCGCGGATGTAAAGAAACGTGAGGAGGGGAGCAAGATCGTGCGACTTGACAAGCGCACACTGGTTGTCCGCAACGAGAAGCGGATGGACGAGGATTTACGGAAGGAAACCGAAAAGAAGCCACGCAAAAAAACGGTGGTCGTCACGACAAACAGACATAAGCCCTCCGTTTGTGCAGAGCAAGATACGAGAAAGCCCAACCGCACGAAAGCGAAGCCTATAAGGGCTAAGATTTCAATGGAGGCTATTATGCAGAAAACAGGCACAATTCAACGAAAAAAGGTTGGAATAACGTTCATAGATTTCTGCGCCGCCGAGATTGCGGAATTGCGCCGAATGGGTGAAAACACGACCGCGGAACGCTATGAGAAGATTTTGCGTATCAACCGCGATCTATTTGAGGGTATCGACATCGGTCTGCTTGACTATACGCATATTCTGGCTGCGCAGGAAGCAATGGTACATAGAGGTTTGTCTGCTAACTCAATCGGTATGTATAACCGCAATTTGCGGACGATGTACAACAGGGCGGTGGCACGGGGAATTGTAGAGGACGCTTCTCCGTGGAAGCGAGCGACAACGGCAGTTGCGAAAACGAAGTCACGGGCATTGTCAGACACGCAGTTCAAGGCGTTGCTCGCAATCAATATGGACGAATTTTATAAATGGGGAGGGGTGGAAAAGGACACCACGCGCAAAGGGTATAAACAAGCATACGATTTGTTTATTCTCAGCTTTCTGCTCCGCGGTATATCTCCAGCAGACCTTGCAAGCCTTACTCCTTCCAATTTTCGTAACGGCAATATGACATACGCAAGAAAAAAGACACATCAAGTGCTTTCCATGAAGGTGCCAGAAAAGGCAAAGAAAATCATACGAAAGTATAAGGCTGATGGGGGTCGCAGCTTGCTGGGCGTGTCTTTAAGCCGCATACGACAACTTAATTCGTTCCTCTCAAAAATCGGTGAATACATAGGTTTCTCCGAACCGCTGACATTCTACTGCGCACGGCACACTTGGGCAAGCCTCTCCAACGCTGCGGAGGTACCGTTGACGGTCATAAGCAAAGGAATGGGTCATACGGACATCAAGACAACGCAGATTTACCTTGCGTCAATTCAAACGGACGTGGTTGACAGGTATTCCGAAAAACTATACACAAAATACGGATTATAAAAAAAATAAAATTATGGGACTATGCAGTTTAGTAGCGACACCTGTCGCGGAAGAAAGCTCTATGGTGACAATCACGCTCTCAAAGGAGGATTACCGCGCAATCACAGCACTGATTGACAAGGAACTGAAAATGTATGAGTCGCAGTTGCCGCATTTTGCGAGCAAGCTGATACTTGTGAAGGCTCTGACAAGATGCCTAAAAAAGACGGAAGCAGTCAGAGGTCTGAGGGAGAGATGGATAAACAATAAGCGATAATCTAACAAAACTAAAAGAGAATGAATGTTTTAGAACAAAGACAGGCAGAGGCGGTGGTGAGCATCGCCAAGACATTGCGCACTCCAGACTGGGAGCAGCGCAGGTATGAGATAGCAAAGGATATATTACCGCACACGATTCTTCTTGAATATTACGGCAAGGGTCTCGAGCGCGGTGTAAAAGATGCAGTCATGATCGCTGACGCTCTAATCGCTGAACTGAAGAAAGGAGGCGAGAAATAAAGTTTATTTAACTCTAATAAAAACTAAAAGACAATGAAAGAAGCAGAAAAAATCATCAACGGTAGTAAATATTGGCTTAATGAAGACCAGAAGAATCGTACAGCAGTGGTAATCTTGGCAAATAATAAAGAGGACGAGATGTGGGCTCATGCTGCGGGGACATCATACGCTATAGCGCGTCTCATCTATTTGATGATGCTCAAAGACAAAGGACTCGGTCACAACATATATGTGGCTGCTTGCCTCTATGCTCACAACCATATTGCAGCAAAAGAGCGTGACAAGATAGATGCCTTTATATCCGCTGACGCTGAAGCGAGCAAAAAATCGAAAGGAGGCGAGAAATGAGTTACAGGATTAGACCGAGAATCTATGCGTGCTTCACGCACAGCGGCCGACTGCCGATCGTGCAGTCAAGCATCACTACTTATGCGGTGCAGGTTAGAAAATGGTACGGCTGGGTGACTGTCAAGGAATACGACGAAGGCTCCGACTCAGATTTCGCCCTCAGACAAGCGGAAGAACTTTTAGAACTTTTAAATCAATAAAATAATGGAAAAGAAATACGAACTTACTCAAGAAGCTGCAAGACTTGTGACCGACATCAACCCCAAACATATCAAGGCACTGATTGCCTTAAATGAACTGTTCACCATCGCACAGGCATGGAACAAGGAAGATGGATTTGTTCCCGATTTTTCAGATAGGGAACAAGATAAGTGGTTTCCTTGGTTCAAATATGATAAAAATACTGCAAGGTTCGTGTACGCGTTTACAAATAACTCGTCTATACTCGGATATGCGTATTTCGGTTCTCGCCTTTGCTTCAAGACATCCGAGCGTGCCGAGCAATTCGGCAAGCAGTTCGACGACCTTTATAACATGGTTTTTTTATAAATATTAAAATGAAACTTATATCAGAAGAAAGATTAGCCGAACTGCTTAGAGCAGAAGCTTATGCAACAGCTTTGAAATACCATTATGTTGACAAATGGGATTATTTCGCAGACTCTCTAAGCGACCCAATCTTTAACAATGAAACTTATTGGGAATATGTTTCACAAAGCGATAGAGATATAACCAGAGATTTTCAATCGGTTTAAAGTATAAATTGTGTATTCAATGATAAAGCAATACAGGATGTGGCTCCTCCGCCAGCAGAGGCGGAGGGCGCAGAAGCGAAATGAGGAAGTGTGCGCAAGCCTGTCCGTCAGACTTATTGACGGATCGTTGTACATTGCAAATGGCTGCACGCTTATCCACAAGTTTTCAACCGACAATTCAGTCGGCGAAGTTGTTAATAAAATTAACGAGATAAGGAGAATGAATCTATGATATTGGCAAAAGTTGAGATAAATATAGAGGATGCGTTTGGCAGTCTGACATCAACAGAAAAAATGGTTTTTGCCAAATATGTATTTGAAAATTTATCAGAGTTTAATCGCAAAATTTTATTGTCTTACATCGCGGCTAATTGCCCCGATTTGGTTCAATTCTTTAAAGAGTATTAAGGAGGATGAAAATATGACAAACGAAACTGGAATGGATATTTTTAAGGCGTTCAACGATTTGTCACGGATGGACAAAGAGGACTTTGCAAGATACGTAGTCAACAACTTGGCGAACAGAAGCCGAGAAAGACTTCTGCTCTACCTTGCCGCTGACTTCCTCGAATTTATTCAAGGCAATAATGATTTTACGACAAAGCAAATTAAGAAGCTGGTAAGTCTTGGCATTAATCTTGGCAAGGAATGGACGTTGCAGAACCTTTTGGATTGTCTGCCTTTGCGTGTGGACAGAGTGCCGCAGACAAAATGGATTCGGGTTGTCAACCCGAACGAAGAATATGAAGAATGCTTGGACAGCGACGGAGACTATCCGAACATCTCTGGACATTTGACCATATCTGTGCAGTATGGACGATGGGTGTTCGACTTCGACAAGGAGGGAATCAACGGTCGCAAGCCACAAGATACCAGTTTTACAGAGGCGGCAATCAAGATGGCGGAATTTTGTATCGAGAACGAATTAATATGACGAATATATGAAAAAAGAGATTAAGAGCGTGTTGAAGAAGCTCGCAGACGAAGCTCCTGAATTTCCCGAATGTTTCAAGAAACCGTTTGTTTATAGCGAATGGATTGCCGCAACGGACAGTTATTCGTTGATACGAGTTAAGTCGCAAGGAAACAACAGCGGTTACTCGCCACTAATTAAGCAAATTGATGTTGATCATTGTTTTCCCTCTAAGACTTGCAATTGCTTGGTGGATATTGGACTTTTGCAAGAAAAATTGAAGAGCAAAAAATACACCGATTGGGGAAACCTTTTGACCGTTTGTGAAGAGTGTGGAGGTGTTGGAAAGGTCTGGTGTACATACACTGATAGACTTAGGAGAGATTATCAGATTTCAGGAGTATGTCCAATATGTGGCGGAGACAGTATTACTGAACGAACAGGCGTGGTTAAGATTGCCGACGCAATTGTCAAGCCGAAATATATGCTTCTATTGTGCGAGTTGGCAAAAGCGACAGGCGGAAGAGTTTTGTTGCTGAATAGAGGCGATGCAGAGCGACAACGCTTATATTTTCAAATCGGAGAAGACATAGAGATGATTATAATGCAGGTGCATCCGTCAGTTGCTCGGCAAGAGGAATTGTTGTTTGAATTAAAAATTGATTGAAGAAAATGGAACAGAAACAAGGAACGCCGATAATCGGCACACACAATTCAATGACTTATCTCCGACCGCAGAAGTGGTATGGGTGGTTCATGATTCCGTTCGCTCGGTGTCAGCGCAAGACAATCGAGGAACAGTGGTACGATGGCGCACGATGCTTCGACTTGCGCATCCGCTTCACCAAAAAGGGCGAACCTTACTTCGCCCACGGTCTTTACGAATGCACACACGAGGTCCAGCCTATCGATGTCTTGGTGCAGTTGGACAGACTGATGATTCGCTACAATCAACCTGCCTTTGTCCGTCTGATTCTCGAAGACCCAGACAAGCAAAACCATAATGTTTTTTACTTCAAACGGTTCTGCCAAAAGTGGAGTGAAGCCAACATGATGCACCTCTTCGGTGGCAACCGCAAGGGCGATTGGGCGCAGATTGTGGAGTTCGGCTACAAGCCGAACCTTACCCAGTATGTAGGCTCCATGATGGAGGACGCACGGTGGTATGAGAAGCTTATGCCGTTCGCCTATGCGTGGAGGCGCAACAAGAAGAACAAGCAGAACCCAAAAGGCGACATCGCCATTTACGATTTTATTTAACGTTTATTATTATGACAAAAAAAGAAGTTAGAGCTTATTTACAGACTTACTGTGGTATAGACTTAAAAGAAGAATACTGCACGTTGGAGAATGTACTGAATCTAATTCCTAACGTCCAAGATTCAGAGCAGAGTGAAGCATTCTCCCTTAACGTTCCAATTAATGAGCATTGTTTTGATTCTTTAGCAGAGAGCAATTGGCTATCGGGTGATTTGTCTATATCGAGAGATGATGACGGAAAATGGACGCTGGATTGGGATTGTGATGGAATGGTTGGCATTTTGCCCCAGGGCGAAGATCTTATGACTGCCGCACTTTATATGTGCGAGTTCTGTGTCGTCAACGGAATCAGATTGAACATTAAAAAACTTAAAGAATAACAATTAACATTATTAACCTCCCTCTGTTAACCCCAGAGGACAACAGGGAGGAAGCATCGGTTTCCTCCCTTTCTTTTTCCCAATGAATATAGCGTACAACATTGACTGCATAGAGTATATGCACACTCTCCCCGACAAGGCTTTTGATTTAGCCATTGTAGACCCTCCTTTTGGTCTTAAAGCGAGTGGCGCGGGCATTACGGGAGGCAAGAAGCGTATAAGGGTGTTGAACACGATGCCGATGGAATGGGATATTCCGCCTACGGATGAATATTTCCAGGAGTTGTTCCGCGTGTCGAAGAATCAGATAATTTGCGGTGGGAATTATTTCAATCTTCCTCCTTGCAGATGTTTCATAGTGTGGGACAAGCGACAGCCGTGGAAAAACTTCTCTGCGTGCGAATACTTGTGGACATCGTTCAAGGCGCCAGCTAAGCTATTCAGTTATTCTTACAGACAGAAACGCATACACCCAACGCAGAAACCTGTGGCGTTATACGAATATCTCATTAAGACCTTTGCAAAGCAAGGCGACAAGATTCTTGACACGCATTTAGGCAGTGGCTCGTCAAGGATAGCCGCGTATAATCTCGGCTTTGACTTTGTAGGTTGCGAGATTAACAAAGAATTTTACGACAAACAACAAGAACGATTTATCAACGAATGTCAATGATACTATTTCCTATCAGACTGACGGCAGCGACCGCAAGACGCTCTGCCGTGGCTTCGGAGCTGTCACCAAAACCGCTCCAACCTTGCGAGGTCAGAAACCTCGTGCTTAAACCATTGTTCATCGCACTGCTCACGATCCGTGAGGCGGAACGGCTCCGCTATCTGTGCTTCAACTTCAAGACCAACGACAAAGGAGAACTTATCTACAAGCGTGTCAGTTGCGACCTTGGCAACGCTATTCGTGACCTCGAAAAAGAATTGAAAGGAGGAATGTTCGGTGCGGAACTGCAATTGATGCAGTTCCTCGAATACCGCTTCTTCGAGGACACGAAGAAGGTGTTCTCGCTCCTCCGCCTTAACGTGGAGGAATTTATCCGCTCTCTCAATTATGATGTCGACGATTCCGACATAAACGCACAGAGTGAGGTGGTGCGGTTTCTCTCGCTTATGGCGATTGAGTTTGCCGAGGAGTATACAGAACGCCTTGCAGCCGCGTGTGCGGAAGTACCGCTGAAGATTACTCCGCCAAGCATTAACAACCTCGTAGCGATACAAAAAGCGTGCATCGCCATCGAGGAGAAGAGCGTAGCAGCACAGGTGAACGAAGTGAACAAACGCAAGCGGGCGGCATTGGAGGCTTGCATTGACGCTGCCATTAGAGAGTTGAAGGGTATCAGCGTGGCACAGGCGGACAAGTTCCGCTGCTGCGGAGTGTGCGCCAACTACAGATATGAGGTCGCCGCAAAAGGCAGATGCAAGTGGCCTTCATACAACGCGTCACAGATGCGCCCTGCGTGCAAGCGGTTCGAACGAGTAAACGAGAATTTGAGATAGATGAAGAAAACAAGTTTTGGCGTACCTTATAAAGGTAGCAAGAATAAGATTGCGGAAAGTCTGATAGGACGACTTCCGTCTGCATCAAATTTTGTAGACCTTTTTTGCGGAGGGTGTGCGATGACGCATGCCGCCCTTCTCAGTGGCAAGTGGAAGAACATCTATGCCAACGACCTTGACGGACGCGGTCTGCGTCTTTTCCTCAGCGCCGCCAACGGCGCATACAAGGATGAAGTTCGGTGGATTAGTCGCGAAGATTTCTTCAGACTGAAAGAAACCGACCCATACATCGCGGTGTGTTGGAGTTTCGGAAACAACTTTTGTAATTATCTGTACTCGAAAGAAATCGAGCCGTGGAAACGGGCATTGCATTGGGCGCGCGTGTACAACGACCTTTCTGTCTTCAGAGCGATGGGGGTCAATACCGATGGCACAAGAACCGACATCATTGCACACAAAGACGAGTACAAAGCCGCCTATATCAGATGGTATCTTGCGCAACGCGGCGACCGGATGCCATTACAGTATGTGATGACGCGAATCAAGGAACAGATAAAGCTGACGAGTGACGAGCTGAGGCAGTATCTCTGTGATGCCTTAAAAGAGAGTGGACTGTCACAGGCAGAGGTAGATCGCCGGTTGGGGAACAATATGGCTAGCCACTATTTCGGCTATTCGCAGTGGCAATTTCCAACCGAAGAAAACTACAACAAGATGCGCGAATGGATGCCGCTGAAGCCACATGCGGAGGTCTATGCGTTGCAGAAACTGAATTGCTGCCTTGACAACCTTCAGAGCCTTGACAAACTTCAGAGCCTTGACAAACTTCAGAGCCTTGACAACCTTCAGAGCCTTGACAACCTTCAGATGCTAAACCGCATTAATTCACTGATGGAGTTCCGTGACCGAATCAACACAATCAAACCGACCTATAAAGACTACAGAGAAGTCCGAATCCCCGAAAACAGCGTGGTTTATTGCGACATTCCTTATCGTGGCACCGATGGATATCTGTCAGGCTTCAACCACAATGAGTTCTATGAGTGGGCAAAACAGCAAACGGAACTTGTGGTAATATCCGAATACTCTATGCCTGAAGGCTTCTGCGAGGTGTTCGGAAGACTGCACATTTCTTCTTTGTCAGCAACATCCCACCACCACGTCACGGAAAAATTGTTTGTTCCCGAACATCAAGTGGGGGAATATTACAGACGCCTTGAACCTGTAGATTTGTTCAACTACGAGAAATAGATACATAAATAATCCGTTTCGATTTTGTTAAGTCATTGAATATTATTACCTTCGTATCAAACTATGTATTATGGAAAACGATTTAATCATTAATGGCAAGGATGCCTACAAGACGTGGAAAGTCTGCATGGGCAGCAAGTTTCTCGACAACCTTGAAACACCTCCGCCTTTGAAAGACTACATAACAAGCGGAAGCCGCACGGAAAATGGTCAAAGGGTAATCGTTTCGCCGAGGATAGACTCACGGGACGTGTCCCTTTCCTTCACCGTTTCCGGCACCGACAGGAATGACTTCATCCGCAACAGGGACGGATTCCTTTCCGTCCTCCAGGGTGGCACGGTGGAAATACGTGTGCCTTCTCTCAATGGGAATACGTATCGACTTGTGTACACAGGAAAGAATGCCTCTTACGCTATGAACAGGATGCGCACGTTCGCCACCATCACCGCTAAGTTTGTCGAACCAAATCCGATGAACAGATGATGGGAGGAGGCAAGATTCCGCTTATCCGGCTGAGAGAAATAGCGGAGATGCGGAGGGCGTTGGATGTGGAAGAAGCGGACTTGGTAAGCCCGCTTGTAAACGATTGCAGACTCATCCCAAAACTGTACAAATGGTACGAAGCCAACGCTACAGAGCGTGACGCCATAATGTTCCGCAAGAAGTTCGTGTTTCTTGCGTTGTGCTTGTTTTCGATGCGGACACTCACCGGATGCCGTATGCCTAAAGGGATGAGGGCGAAATTGAAACAGATATTCCCCGACCTTGCATCCGGATGCTCAATATCCAATTATATGCGGAATCTTGTAGTGGAATATCTGTATTATCCGGACTTCCACGAAGACATAGACCGCCTCTATTCCGCCGCTTGTGAGGAATTGTCTAAACATAACGGCGCTTTGTTTGACACCGACCGTGAAAAGCCGTGATTGTTTGCGGATTATTTAAGATATTCGCAATATGACAACGATTTATGACAGCACAGGCAAGGAGCGCGCGACGGTGGTCGTGGGCAGCGGTTCTGTGCGGCGGTTCGCGCTCATGGGCGATGACTATGTGACGCTGAAATTCGTGGTCGCCGAACCTCTCTACATCGCAATCGGAGACTACATCAATACCGACTTCGGACGCTTTGTCATTGTCTCCGACCAGAAGCCGAACATCAGCAAGACGACAGGCGGTTATGAGTACGAATTGAAATTCGAGGCACCGCACTGCGCGTGGAAAAACAAAATCTCGATGCTTGTCTACAAACAGAACGTAGGCAACGTGGAGAAGCGTTACCGCAAGGAATCGTCGTGGAATCACACAGCCGACATCATCACACAGGCGGAAGCGGCAATCATCGACAACCTTGAATGCTTGGGAATGGACTACCGCGTGCAGTTGCACGGAGTCGATGAAGACACGGCGAGCAAAAGCGTGCTTGTCTCCTACGACAATACAAGCATATACGACGCACTGACATTGATTGCCGACGCTTTCGATGTCGAGTGGTGGATTGTCGGGAATATCATCTACTTCGGAAAATGTCAATTCGGAGAGGAAACGGAATCCGTAGACTTGACACTCGGTGACAATGTCAGCGATATGGGCAACGCCAAGTCTTCAGCCGACTTCGCCACAAGGTTCTACGTCTACGGCTCCGACAGGAATCTGCGCAACTACCGCAAGAACGACCGAGGCGAGAGTGTCGCTCTCGGTGTAGTCACCGACAGACTGATGCTGCCGAAAGGCACGGACTACATAGACCTGTACAAGTATGACACGGAGGGCAACCGCGTCCATATTACCGATGCCGCATACAATGCCGACACAAACACGGAGATGCCCTCCGAAGAAGTCGTGGAGAATACGATCGTCTTCGACGATGTTTATCCAAAGCAAGACGCTACGATTACCGATGTGTTCGTGTATCGTAAAGCGCCGATTAAAGACAGCGAAGGAAACGTAGTCAAGAAAATCCCTATATATTGGTGCAAGGTTGACGGCTTCATTTTTGACCGCAAATATCTGCTTGAAGGTAAAACGATTCAGATGATGTTTCAAAGCGGCTTGCTGTCGGGGATGACATTCGATGTCACATTCAATCCTGCGAACGATGCAGTGAAGCACCCAGACGGAAGCGTGAACAAAGACGCGCAGCGGTGGGAACTTGTCTACAATACCGACTACGGACGTGAGTTGCCCGATGAGACGCTGAAGCCGAGTGTCGGCGACAAGATTGTTTTTATCAACTTCGATGCCAAACTTGTGACGGAGGGCGATATGGTTGCCGATGCCGAGAAGAAACTCTACACCACCGCCGTTGACTACATCAAGAAACAGGCTACCGACAATCAGACATACGACTGCACTATTATGTGCGACGTGGCGCGTGACGGCTTCACGCTCGATGTCGGTCAGCGTGTGCGGCTTGTCAACGCCGCATTCTTCCGCACACCGAGGAAAAGCCGTGTTATCGGATGGGAAATCCCGCTTGATATTCCTTACGACAATCCAGTGTACACTATCGGCGAGGCGGTCAGCTACTCCACCATAGGCACGTTGTCAAAGTCGGTGGAGGCTCTGACTGCACAAGGACAGCGCAGAGAATCGGAAAGCGGCGGAGTGTATCTCATCCGCTCCTACGACAATGTGACACCAGCCACTGACTTGAACGCCTTCTCGGCACTCCGTGCGCTGCGTCAGTTCGTCAACGCCGTTGACGATGATGATGTCGCTGGCTTGCTGAAGTTCGCCAAAGGCTTGCAGTCGGCTGGCTTTATGGAGGGTTCTTTCGGGCGTGGCTTTGAGCTGATGAAAGACCGCAACGGACGCTCCTACTTGGAGATTGACGAGATATTCGTGCGGATGCGTGCCGTGTTCGAATCATTGGAAATCAAGCACGTCAGCCACGTCGGCGGCGAGAACATTATCTCGCCCGCTGGCATTGAGTGCTACAGAGTTGAGACTGTGCCAGCGCAGATAGGATTGCGCAGCAGTGACGGAGCGGACTTGCTCGACAAAGACGGAGAGCAGTTGACGGCGAAAGCCACGGACACGAACGTCTACCGCTGCTACTTCAAGACGACCGACGGAGAGCGGACGATATACAATCAATTCGCGGTGGGCGACCTTGCTCTTTGCCGCGAGTTCAACACGAAGAAGAATGCCGATGGAACGACCCTCGGACGCTACTATTGGCGCGCAGTGGTCGGTGTCGGCACTGACTATATAGATTTATCGATCACCGACTGCCTTGAAGGCTCTGACGCTCCGATGAAGGGCGACACGATTGTTTGTTTGGGAAACAAGTCCGACAAGGCGCGTCAGAATGCGGTCGTGGTATCGTCATACGGAGTGGGAAGCCCGTCTATCAAGATGTATCAAGGCATCAAGACTTTCGCGCTCTCGGACGACAATGCGCCTGTGATTATCTCCCCAGACGGGAACAAGTTTACGGGTGATTTCGTCAGCCGTAGCGGTGACAATATTGTCGACATCATCAACGGCAAGGCGAAGGTGTACACCGAGAAGCCTTTGTCTCAGCCGTACAAGGTCGGCGACTTGTGGGTGAACGCGACGGATGGAACATACAAGAACGAACTGCTCCGCTGTGTTTCCAATGCGAAAACGTTCACCTATCAAGGCAAGCTGAATTATCTGTACAATATCGATGATTGGAAGCCGTCAAACGGCTACACGTCGGAGATAAAGCAGACTTCCGACGCAATCAAGATGTCTGTTTATGCGCTCGGTCAGCCGAAACGCAATTACGCTACACTGCCGCAGACAATGACGTTGACGGTTGCAAAGCCGTCGCTCGGCAACGCAAGCGGAAAACACATTGTCGGAAGTATCATTACCGACGGCTTGACGCATACGCAGCAGTTGTACTTGTCGTTCTCCGTCACCACGGTTGGCGACTCGCTTCTTGCCGCTCTGCCTGTGCGTATGGATATTGTCTGCGGAACATCGGTGGCCTACACCACCGAGTTCGAGACGAAGAAAGGTGTATCAGTGTCGGCGACACAGAAAGACATCGTGTTGACGGTCGAAGAATCGTGGCTGTCGTTCGGGTCGTTGTCGGTGGTATTGTCAAGCAAGAGCATCGCCACGGTGACGCTGACGGATTTCCGCGTGTGTCTTGTTCCCAACACTTCATACTCCGAGGCGCAGGAACAGAAGCTTAAACGCACGGGAATCGACATCGAGAACGAGCGAATCTTGCTGCAAGCGGACACCACGGAGTTTGTCGGCAACGACGGAACTACACGTGTGCGGATTTTCGGAAGCGACGGCAAGATAAACGCCGAGATGATTGATGCCGACAGCATTGTCGCAAAGCGTCTGCAAGCGAAGACGGCTCTCGGCACGGTGGACATTGACAACGGCGCCATATTGCTGACTGATGCGAACGGAAAGCCGAGAATGCGCATATCAGGGGGCAATCTCACCGCTTCGGCATCGTCGGTCGACATCCCAATGAAGCTGTACTCTGGACAGATTGATGTGGACGAGAGCAAGGACTACTACCACGCGGAGGTTGCGTTGCCCGAAGCAAGCGGCTATGTGTTCAAGACTGCCGACGGAGCGGTGGCGAAACTGCCGACAATAGGACTCGGTGTGTCGGAACTTGTTTCCGACGCGTTGGCATACCCTGGAGGGCGCATCCGTGTACGGCTCGAACTGCTGCTTGACGGCAAGGTTGTCGGTGCGCTTGACAAGGAAGCCGCCGCTACCGACTTGTCTGTTTCGGGGACGCTCACCCTTGATTCGCTCTCGGTGTCACTCTCCGAGGGCATCCACTCCATCACTGCCAATGTGTGGTTCTGGGGCAACGGGAACGCTATCACTTCGACATCGTTCCGCATCGAGCCGAACGGCAACATCTTGGTGACATATCCGACAGATATGGTGGAAATCGCGGCGGACGGATTCCGCGCCGCAACCGCTGGCGGAACGTACATACAGCAGACCGCCGAAGCTTGTGTGATGGCTTATCAGCAATACCGCTTGGAGGTGTCGGGCAAGGGCATCCGTGTCACGGCTGACGGAAACAAATGGAATAACTTAATATAGCGTGAATAGTATGATTAGAATAGTAAGAGGAAACAGATTTCGGTTGCTGATACCGCTTGAACTGACAACGACAGAGGGCGGAGTGAGCAAGACTGAGAAATACACGCCGACAGAACGATGCCGCGTGTGTGTCCGCAAGGCATCCGCTTCCTACGATGTCCCGCACTCGGTGCAGGACACGAACGTGCTTGTCGTTGACATCGCCGCCGACTTGCTCGGCAACGGGACGTATGCGGTGGAGGTGACTGACAAGGATGTGCGCTCAATGCGCCTTGCACAATTCGCTATCGTGGAGACGACGGAGGAGGCGGACATCAAGCAGCCGACGGACTTTGAGTTGCAGACCGCCGCACTTGACGCACAGGTTTTTTTCGGAGGCATTACGGAGAATGACGTGAAGCGGATTGTCGATGAACATCTCGGCATTCCAAAGGACGCGAACGGAGAGATTTTATTAACCAAAGAACAAATATAGTATGGCGTACCAGATTAATTTGACAGGACAGGAGATTGACGAGCGGCTCCAAAACATAGGCACTGCCGAGGATGTGGCGGCGGCTGACGGAACACTCTACGCTCGTATCAGCAAGAATGCTGACGACGTTGATGAGCTGAGAGATACAGTGGGTCACATAGATTCCGCCCAGACGGCGACCGACAAGACGGTGACGCAGCACACGGCGGACATCAACACGTTGCAGACGGCTGTGGGCGATGTGAAAAAGGATGTGGAGAAGAATGCCAAGGCGATTAGCGAGAACACGACCACGCTTACAGAACACGATGCAAGGCTCTCGGATGTGGAGGGTTTGGTGCATCGCGGACTGCCTGTCTATGGCGTGGAGTGGGATGTGAATCAGACATCTCCAGATGTGAAGCGAATCGGCATTCCCGAACTGCATCGCACGCTGCCCTGTCATCAGTTGCGTGGCTGTCTGCTTGCCGACAACGGAACAGTGAACGAATATCTTCCGCAAGATGATTGGACTTCTGCCACACGTGACGGATCCAAGGGGCAAGTGATGGTAGAAATACCAGAGATGTGGATGAAGTTTGAGATTGACGGCGATATGCGCAGAGTGTTGCTCTCGCCTGTGGCAATCGGAGGTTTCAAGCATTATCAGAAGCGTTACGTGTCGGCTTACGAGGCGACTGTGCAGCGAAGCACGAACAAGCTTGCGAGCGTGGTCAATACTACGGAGGATTATCGTGGAGGACGCAACGATGCAAGTCTTGATGATACAGCATACACCTTGCTCGGGAAGCCTGCGGGGGGTTACATTAAAAGCACATACCGTATTTACGCACGCAACCGCTTCCCGAGTGTTGCGTGGAATATGTATGTCTACGATGTGCACTGCCAACTGACGTGGCTGTTCGTGGTTGAGTATGCTACACTCAACTCTCAGAAGACTTACAACGCCTCTCTTACTGTCGATGGATTCCATCAAGGCGGATTGGGGAGTGGGGCGACAAATATGACACACGCGGAGCAAGTAGAATTCCAATATAGCCCTGTGGTAGCGTGCGGATATACAGATAGCTTTGGCAACAACACAGGTGTGAAGGATGTATCTGTAGCCTTATCAAGCGGTGATAAAACATTTTCTGTATGTAGGTATAGAGGGGTGGAAAATATAATCGGTAACCTGTCAGCCCTCGTGGACGGTCTTTGGCTACAAACAAACGGAGCGACTATCGTTAAGACAGAGGCGGTTACGTTCTCATCAACAATGCCTTCTTATTCCAAACCAACTTGTTGGCGAACCATGAATTCTGGCTATATCCGCAATATCGATGATTCTGCTTTCATTAATGGGTGGGCGATACCTAAAGCGATTGGGGGGAGCGACAAGACATACTATTGCGACTACAACGCTATTAATGCGGACACGGATGAGTTGTGTGCATATTTTGGAGGAAGTGAAAATTCGTTTTCCAACGCAGGACTGTTCTTTTTTGGGACAATGTCATTGTTACGTACGGATTCGAGCATTGGTACTCGCCTCTGCTACCTACCGCAGGAGGATAACAGCGGCACACTCCGTGACCTGTACGTATCTGCTGGTGCGAAGTACAACGAGGCGACAGGCTACTATGAGTTGAACGGACTGACCGATATTACCGAGGAGGAGATGAGGGTGATATGGCAAGAAGATTTGAGTGGATGGTATCGGAAAGGAAGAACGAATCTTACGAGGTATATTAGTGTAAAAGGTAATACTGGAGGCTATAATGGAGGAATTGACATTGCCTGCATCTGTATTAATAACAAAAACTTGCAGGTGTTTAACTTAGGAGCAAATTGCTTTGCAAGATATATGGATTCTGCGTTCAGAGAATGCAGTAACTTAGAAACTATTGATACACGTTTTAGAGTAGTCCCTTATGATACAAGCCTTGGAATTAATACTTTTAGGGGTTGTATTAAGCTCAAAGATGTCAGATTTAATAACCATTACCTTCGCATGAAGGCAACGCTTAATTTATATGATAGTCCCTTAATTTCTAAGGAGTCCGTATTGTCGGCAATTACTACAACTGATAATGCATCTGCAACCAGTGCTGGGTTCTTAACAATCACCCTCCACGCAGATGCCTACGCAAGACTTAAGGATGATGCCGACATCATAGCGGCTCTTGAAGCAAAGAACGGAGTAGTAACATTAGTAAGTGCATAGAATTATGATACAGAAACAAAACAACGAGATTTTTAGCACGGAAGGAAAGTACGTGCATATCGTAGGAACAGACAGTTATTTCAAACGTGGACTTGCTATTGGTCTGTCAGTAGAGCAGTGCGAGGAAGTGGATGAGATACCGCAGACCATCAACACTAAAGCATACGAGGACAAGGTAGACAGCCTTATCCGCAACCGCTACTCGCTCAGCGAAGAACTCGGCATACTGCGACAGAAAGACGTGAAGAAAGCGGAATATGACGCTTATTTCGCTTACTGCGAGCAGTGCAAGTCTGAAGCCAAAGAATGGCTCAGAGAACATCCGAACGGCGATTTGCCGCCATTGCCGCAAGTGGAAGAAGTGACGGACTATCTTTAGGAAACAACTGACGATGTTGTGGAATTTGGGCAATAAAAAAAGGCAGCAAGGGCGAAGCCCCCACCGCCTATTATAGTTTCGCAAGGGCGAAGCCCCCACCGCCTATTATAGTTTCGCAAGGGCGAAGCCCCCACCGCCTATTACACAACAAAGATAGAAAACAATATTGAAAACCACAAAATGAAACAGAAAAAAAATGACAGGAACGGCAGTTAACAATAGCCTACGCATAGGCACGGCAAGTATGGGAGTATTCCTCGGAGAAATCAGCACATTGCTGTGGGATATGCGGTGGCTGATGCTCCTCGCTGGAGTGCTGATTATCGTAGACTTGTGGCTTGGAGTGCATAAGAGCATCGCCAACAACGTTGACATCCGAGCGAGCCGCGCGCTGAGGCGAACAATGATGAAGATAGCCGACTACCTTTGTATCGTGATACTCGGTGCGGTGGTAGGCAAGGCACTCGGAGAACCGCTCGGATGCTCCGCTATCGTAATCGCCGTGGTGCTTATGTCGATAGCGTGCTTGTGCGAGCTTGACAGCATCATCAGCAACTGGGGCGAAATCAAAGGAGTCAAGATAAACGTCTTCAAAATAGTTCTCGGACTTGTAGGCTACAAGCGCAAGGAACTTGGAGAAGCACTGAAAGGAACAATCACAATCACTAAAAAAAGGAAGAAATGAAATATTTTACGTTGAAAGAACTGACACGGAGCGACACCGCCACAAAGAATAAGATAGACAACACGCCGACCGACAATGCGGTGAAGAACTTGACTGCACTTGTAGACAAGGTGCTCGACCCTTTGCGTGAGATGTACGGCAAGCCGATATACATCTCCAGCGGCTACCGCTGTCCACGGCTGAACAAGGCTGTCGGAGGTGTCGCTGGCTCACAGCACAAGACAGGACAGGCAGCCGACATTCAGCAAGTGAAAAAGATTATACAGAATGGCGAAGAGGTGACAGTCGTAGACCACGAAGCCAACCGATGCGTCTTCAAGCTGATTGAGGAGAATCTTGACTTCGATCAACTGCTGTGGGAAAACGGCGGTCGGTGGGTACACGTCAGTTTCCGCGCTGACGGCAAGAACCGAAGGCAGGTGAAACGATTATGGAAGAAATGATTTATTAACCAGACAACGGAACGCGCTCTTTGACATTCGGAATCACCGCATTTTTTTGAAAAATAATCGGCGAAAAACTTGCACATTTATAACATTATCGTTATATTTGCATTGTTTTTAAAGCGCATTGAAATTATGAAGTACAAGCAACTAATTGCGGAACTTACCGCATTGGGATGCTACGTTGTGAGGCACGGAGCCAACCACGACATTTGGTTCAGTCCAAAAACAGGTTGTCGATGTGCAGTCCCAAGACACGGCTCGAAGGAAGTGCCGAAAGGGACGGAACGCAGCATCAGAAGGGTTTTAATGGGGGAGTAATCCCCCCAACCCTTTTGTATTTTATAAATCAAGGCTTGAAAACAGAATGGGGGATTTCCATATCCCCCATTTATTAAATTCTGAAGACGATGAAGAAACGAGTAACGGTAATTGTAGAACGTGGCAAGGATGGCTATTATTCTTGCTTTGTAGAAGACGAGCTTCCTGGCTGCGGGCTTATGGGTTATGGCAACACAGTGAATGAAGCAAAGTCAGATTTGCAGGTCGGCTATTATGAAACAAATGGGTTTAAAGCCGAAAACGGAGAAGAGCTGTTGCCTGAATTGACGTATGTATACAAATACGATATGCAACCATTCTTCGAACAATTTCCATGGATTAACGTGACGAAAGTGGCGGAAATAGCGGGCATCAATCCGTCGCTGATGCGGCAGTATGCAGCAGGGATAACGATGGTTGGACAAAAACAATATGACAAAATACGCAGGGCGCTGCATAAACTTTCCGTGGAGTTCGCAGAAGCCACGATGTGACGATACACTCCGTAATGGAGATGTGCTTAAAAACGCTGGGGCGGTGATTCCGAATGTCGGAGTCGCCGCTCCTTTTGTCATAAACGTTTTTGAGATATGAGAGATGACGAGAAATGCAGATATGTCTGCGTGGTGATAGGCTGGGTGCTGATTGCCGTGCTTGCGGTGATGTGCCTCGGATGCAAGTCGGTGCAGTATGTACCTGTGGAGTCTGTGCGCACCGATACGTGCTACGTGAACAAGATACGCACCGATTCCGTGTATGTGCGCGACTCGGTGGTCGTGGAGCGCGGCGGTGACACAATCAAGGTGACTGCGTGGCGGTGGCGCGAGCGGTATGTTGTGCAGCGCGACACCATCTATCGGAGCAAGACGGACAGCATTGCCGTACCTTATCCTATGGAGCGCAAACTCTCTCGATGGGAAAAGACGAAACAGGACATCGGCGGCATAGCCATCGGTGCGTTCATCGCCGTTGTGTCAGCGGTCGTGATTTGGTTGGCGGTAAAGAAAATGAGGAGATGAAAAAAAGCCCCCGACATAAATAAAATATCACCACAACATCCTATTTAACACACACGTTCCGTGCGGTGTCGGGAGCCAATTATGCCTGAATCGCACGGACGTTTTGTGTCTTGTAAAGATAAAGCGGATGTTGTGGTTCGGCAAAGTTAGTAAATTAAATAGGGAAATCAAATGAAAACAATCGAAATCTTTGCCGAGGCTGTGAAATTCGCCTCAGAAGCATCCGACATTCCGAGCGACAGGATATTGTCGGAGAGCCGTGACGCTGACGTTGTGGACGCAAGAATGCTCGTTATTCAGACGCTTTACGACATCGGACTATATCCGCGGAGGATAGCCGAGATGTTCGGAATGACGCCATCAAACGTGCGCCATCTGCTGACTGTGGACAACAGGAAAAAAACAAACAAAGTCTACGCAAACAACTTGCAAGCATTACGCAAGCACATAGCAAGCATCTTCTTTGACACCGAGTGATTCCGTGCGATATTTGCAGCACTGGCAATATTGCCAGCGTCTTAAAATCAATATTTATGGAATCAAAAACTTATGTTTTCGGTGAGAACGGCAACAACGGGATGATGTCGCTTCTTGCTCCGCTGATGCAGAAGAGCGGTCTCGATCCAAACTTGCTTCTCGCTATGAACCGCAACAACGGCGGCTTTGGCGGCGAGGGAGGTTGGTTCATGTGGGTAATCTTCCTGTTCTTCCTTATGGGTTGGGGAGGCAACGGCTGGGGTTTCGGTCGCAACAACGGCGGAGGCATAGCCAGCGAAATCAACAACGATTACGGGCGCAGTCTTCTGATGGACGCAATCGGCGGAAACCGCAACGCATTGAGCAACCTCGCGACTCAGCTCAACTGCACCGAGGGTCAGATTCAGAGCGCAATCGCCGCTTTGACATCACAGGTGCAAAGCGTAGGCAACCAAGTCGGAATGTCGGGGATGCAGGTAATCAACGCGCTTCAGCAAGGGAATATGCAGATTGCCCAGCAGATAGCCAACTGCTGCTGCGAGAACCGTCTCGCAACGTGTCAGCAGACGAACACCCTGCAAGGCGCAATCAACAACGTTTCCGTAGGACAGGAGCGCGGCTTCTCATCGGTGGCATACGAAACACAGCGTCAGACGTGCGACATTGAGAAATCCATCAAGGAGGCGACAGACAAGATTGTCGCTGGACAAGCGGCAGCGGAAATGCGCGAGATGCAGAACAAGATTGACATTCTCCGTGAAGAGAACGGAACGTTCAAGTCGTCGGCAATGACATCGCAGATTTTCGGCAGCGCAATCGCTCCTATCAATGCCGCTCTCGCCAGACTGCAGAGCGAGGTGGCAGGAATCAAATGCAAATTGCCCGAGACGGTAACCTTGAACTATCCACAAGCAACCGCAGTCCCGAACTGTGTTGCAGCGCAGATGGGCTTGTACGGACTGAACGGCACTACCTTTTGGACGTAGAAAGGAGGGCGCTATGACTTTCCGAGCATTTACATTCGTCAATAGGCGCGGCTCTGCCGCTATATCGACAACAGGCGTGAAAGTAAACACCGACAGCGTTGTGTTCACGTTCGCCAACCACGCATTCGTCAACGCGTGGTATCGCGGCACTCTGTTCGTCGATTTGGTGCAAGCCGTTCCGACAGGCACGACAGGCACACTGCCTGTCCTCTTCGAGACAAACGGAGTGACAAAAGCCGTCACTAAATTCAACGGCGATGCACTGACTGCCGCCGACATTCCAGGAACTGGAGTGGTGCAGTTATGGTTCGACCGCCAAACCGACACCTTGCAATTGATGTCGGGAATTGTTTAACACAAAAAAAAGCAACAGATATGTTCAGTGGACTAAGACAGAACGCATTGATATACATCCTCGAGAAAGGGGAAACCCCGACATTGAAAGTCGGACAAGTGGTATCGGTAAGCAATCCGACACCGAGGTACGCACAACCGACAAATCCATATTCGGCATTCCCGCAGAACGTGGAGCAAGTGGTCGACATCTCGGTGAAGACCGACGACGGAACGGCGGTTGACTTCAAGCAGCTTCCCGCCTCGCTCGCCATAGCCAACCAAGGAAGTGTTGTCGTTGCAGACAACAAGGAAGCAATGACATCGGAGGTGGAAGCGATGCTCAGAACGTCGCGCAGCGTTGTCGAGAGCGTGGAGTATCACAAGCGAGTTATCGGAGCGTGCGACACTATGTTGCAGACTCTCAACCCTCAATTCGCCAAGGAGCGCGAGCAAGAGCAGAAAATAGGCTTGCTCGAGGAGAAGGTCACAGGAATGGAGGGAACATTGTCGGACATACGTTCGATGCTGTCCAAGGCACTGAACACGTCTGGTGCGAAAAAATAAAAAACTGAAACGACTATGGGATATATAATTGAAATCACTGAAGACAAGCTGGGAACGCTTGCCGAGAACGCGGAGAAGATGCTCCGCTATGGTGGAAAGGTTATGCAGTGCATAGATGATTTGCACCGCGGAAGCGGACGGATGGGCGAACGTCACTACGACGACTACCGCACCATGGGCGACGACCGCGAGAAGTGGAACGATGATGATGACCGCGACCGCTACGGAGAACGCGGCTATCGTCGCAGATATTAGAGAGCGCTATGAAACATCGTGAGCCTCTTGACTTGTACGACACGAAGCCGCACGGAATGTCCGAATACCTCAGACACAACGGGTGGCACTTCAACCGCCGTATGTGCGAGTTCGCCGTATCGCTTATGCGCAAGGACGGCAAGCGCATCGATCCGTGGCGAAAGGAAGATGTCGACGAGTTGCTGAAGTCCGCATCGGTGCAGATTGACTGCACAGACCACGACTATGTGTATGTGGCGAATATGGCAAAGGCTGACTTCCTCGGCGGATGTCTTGCAGACAACACCGCTGTAGCGAAGTATGTGAGTGATGTTTTGGGCGATGAAGACCAAGCCGACGGCTTTATTTTCAACCGCTTTTATGCTGACTGCGCGCGCAACGGGGTTGGCATTCCGTGGGAGGATGTATTGTGATACGGCTTACGCTTGACATAGTGGGTTATGGGTGGACGGCGGAGGTGTTTCTTGCCGTCCATTCTTTTGACGCAGATGCGGTTCTCGCCTGTCTGCGTGCGGTAGACTGCGACGATGAGTATTTTATCAAGGCGGAAGAAAACTTGCGTCAAAACCGCTTAAACCGAGGTCTGACGTACAGCAACATCGCCTTACGGAGGTCAGTGATGGTTGTCGGCGCTGCTTCGTCCGCGTCGGAGTGTGCAAATTCGCTCGTCCACGAACTGCACCACCTTGTAGCGCACATCTGCGAAGGCTCCAACGTGGACTTGTCAAGCGAAGAAGCTTGCTATCTCGCTGGCGGTCTTGCCCAGTTGATACATAATGATGCCGCGCCGCTCCTGTGCGATTGTTGCAGAAAGAAGAAAGGGAAACATTATGAAGAACGACATCATCAAGACGCGGAAAAAGAATAGCCGTCACGCTATCGACTTATATCGGATTGTGCCGCGCCGAGAGCGTGCGGCTGACATTGAACGCTTTGTCCGTTGTTTCGGCATCGCAGCGAACGACATCAACAAGCCGAAACAAGTTTGCGACAATCCGTCGTAGGGCGATGTTCGACAAAAAAAGAGGATGCACGATATGTGCAACCCCTTTCGGTGTGTGGTGGTCTTGCTATCTTGGAATCAAGACCAGAGAGCAGTCAAGAGCCTCGCATAGGCTTAGTATCGTATTAAGACTTGCGTTAAGGTTGCCACTTTCAATCCGTGCTATATTGGAGCGTGCAACACCGCTCTTCTCACTGAGGGCGACTTGTGACATTTCTTTGCTCGTCCTCGCTTGTTTTAGTGCCTTGCATAGGCGCATCCGTGCCTCTGCCTCCGCCTTGCGCTTGCACACCTTGTGGTAGGTGTCCTCGTTATCAATCACTATCAGTCGGTATACATCATCATCACTCCATCCGTAGTCATCCTCCCACGTAGGGTTGTATCTGGGATCGGCGAAGTCAGCATAGGCTGACTTGTCCATTTCTATGAGCGTGTATTCGTTTTTTTCCAAATCCTTCTCGTCTACATCATCAACCCACTCTATGTCGTCTATTGTGACATATCCATATCTCGGTGTCTGCGTAAGGTAGCATACATCTGTAATTGTTGCCATTTTCTTATTCGTTTATGATTTTGTTGTTCAGTTGTTTTAGAAATGTAAATCTTCTTCTGCAATTTCTGCGATACCATTATCGTCGTAGATGTCTGCACGCTTGACAATCATTGGCTGCATATCCATACCATCACATTCCACTACACATTCTGTGTTGTCTGTTTGGGCGAGGAGATTGATGATAGTATCTGCATAGTCGCTGCCTGTCTCATCGTTGCCAAACAGAGCTGCGATGTTCTCACGGATTTCGTCTGCTGCCCATTCTTCTTTCTTGTAGATGCTAAGTATTTTCATAGTTTCTTGTTGCGACTTTAACGACCTGCGCGGGTCGGTTGAGTTAGTGTTTTGTTTTATTTCTGCTACAAAGATAATACCCTTGTGTCATATATGCAACACTTTGCCCAACAAAATACACAACGTTAACACTTTTTAGCAAATACAGACAAAATAAGGTGTAGCATAGATGTGCCACACCTTACTATATACATATAGCGTGTTATAAGCTCGTCTTCACCTTCTTCTCTATGCTCTCGAGTATTGGCAGCATCTTCTTGTTGATAGCCGTATTCTCGCTGATGGTTCGCAATTCAAGCAACCCCTCTGCAAGGATTGTCCGAGCATCGTTATGGATATTGTACGTGTCACGGACGATGGAGAGCATCCCGGACAAAGAGCCGGAAATCTCAGTAATTCTTTGGTATTGGTTCTGAGCTGTTACCTGGAGCATCGTAAAGCGACCGCTCAATTCCTCGGCAGTGTCCTGCGACATCGCTTCAAAACCGCCCGAATCACCGCTTTGCTGGGATGATTCCCCATAGCCGGTGATGTCCATAATCTTGTCAGCCTCCTCTTTGGCGGCGGCACTCATCGCCGCATAGTCCTTCTTGATTTGCTCGATACGCTGCTGCTCGTTGTCACTTCCGATGGCTTCAGCCATATCGTCGAGCACCTTTTGGAGCTTGTCCTTGTAATTCTTGTTCACCATCTGAGTGACCAAAGCGTTGGCAAACATCTTGTTGACATCGTTGGCAAAATCCTTGGCGGAATAATCCATATCCATAAGGTTGCTGATAAAGTTTTCCTTCATCGAATCAAAAGAGATTCCCGTCAATGATTCCTTCAACGAGTTCTTGACTTCTTCGGACTGCTCTCCTATCTCGATAATTTTGTCAAGATAGTCGCGGGCGTCGCTGTCAAGCCGCGCCCACACCTCCGGAGCCGTGGTCTTCAGTTTCTCCAACTGCTCGGACGTGAGGTTGAACAAGCCTTCCATACGCCCGTAGATAACATCGTTGTAATTTGCGCCGGCGGCTGCCAACCCTGCCTGGAACTGACGCATCAGAGCGGAGTCTTCCATCAACGTTTTTTTGATGCGGATACCTATGGAGTGCGAGCCTGCCGACGCGCCGGAGTTAAGCCTTGTCTTTCCAAGATTACGATAAGCCTGCGCTTCCTTTTCAAGCATACTGATGGTTTCTGCGGTTGCCTTGCGTGCCTCGTCCGCGTATGACGTTTTGATATATTCCTTCTTCTTGGCTATGACATCGTCCCATACTTCCGACAAGGCTTCAACCGCTTTCTTCTCCTCATTGTACTTGTCGTAATTGGCGCCGAATAGCGACATTATTTTCGTGGCAATCTGGAATGCGGCAGAAACGACCTGTAGGATGATGGAAGCCTTCTCCACCGCCTCTATGGCGGTTTTGGCGGCTTGGGAGGAGGCTTTTATCCCCTCGGTGGAGTATGTGGCAAGGGAAACGATGCCGTTGACCATCGACAGCACCGACACGGAGAACTCTGATGTCGTCTTTATGATGTCGCCCATAACACCGCCTACGGAATCGCCTATCTCCTGGAACTTCTGATTCGCGCTGTCAAGAGCCTCGGAAAGTTTCTGCCACTGCTCTATAGTCCGCTTCTTGGGCGGTGTGTCCGCCTCCTCCCTCGCTTTCTGAATCTTCTTGTCCTTCAATGCGGCGAGCAGCGTCTTTATCGCGGCGCCGAGAGTGGCTAAATCAGAGGAGGACGCACCGGCATCATTTTTCATCTCGTCAAGCTTTTTCTCCGCTTCAGCAAGCATATTCTCCAATTGTTCAATGGAGAAGGAGGCAACAGTGTTCGCCCATATCTCGAAATCCTCCTTGCGCATCGCAAACTCCGTGTCGAGGCTTTCAATAGCCTCCGCACGTTGCCGCTTGACTTCTTCCAATGACGCGGATTCTTCCTCCGAGCCTGTCTTGCCTTTCTTCTTATATTTCGCCCGGATGTCCGCCTCTGCCTGCAAATACTTTTCCTCTATGTCCTTGCGCTTCTCGGTGTACCCTTTGTATTGGTCAAGAGCCTTGTTGAGAGCCGCTGTGTCCTCTGCGGTGTTGACCGCCTTTTGATTGTCTTTCCGTTTACCGTACAAGTCAATCACCGAGGCGACCTGTCCCCGTTGCTCGTCGGTGGCGTTCTTATCCCAATCGAACGCCTTGGGGACATACTTCTTGTGTTTCTCCTTTTCCTCGTTCTCACGGGCATCCCATTCAGCCTTCGCCGCCGCCTTTATTGCCGCAACCATATCCTCTTGCTCGCGGTCAAGGTCGCGCAGAACCTTCTGATGGTTCAAGGTGCGCAACTGCTGTTCTTTGTCGAAGCCGTCCTGCATAGCATTGATTCGGGCAAGGTCGGTTTCATATTGCAAATCCTCCTCCTTGCGCTTCAAGTCTTGTGCGTTCTTTTCCACTGTGTCTACCGTGCGCTGATGAGCGGAACGGAGCCGCGCCTGCCTTTCCTCCGCTGACTCGACAGGTGACGTGCTTCGTGTAGTGGTCTTGGTGGAAGTGTCTCCGCCCAATGCCTCAAACGCTTTCTTGTTATCATCCAAGTCTTGCTTGGCTTTCTTGTAAGCCTCAGCAGTGTACGAGGATTTGTTTTTCTCCATATCGGACACAAGCTTCCTTGCGTCTTTCCACGCCTTTTCCGCATCCGCGAAAGCTTTGCCATAACTGTCGTTGGCGATGCCTTTCAACCGGTTGCGGAGACGTTCTATAAACGATTCAAGGCGCGATGCCTCCAACTGCACTGAGATTGTCAAAGGGTTCGCATTCGTGATTTCATTCATTCTGCCTTTCAACGCTTGGAACCAGTTCTGCGGTTTCTCCTTGGTGACAATATCGGTGATGACGGTGAACGCATTGCCCTTCATCTTCGCCTTCAACGCATCGAGTTCCTTGCTGTAGTCGCCAATAGCCTTCTGCGTTTTTTCCGCCGAATTGTACGTTTTCTCGAATGCCTCCTGTTCTTTTCTCTGCGTGTCCGCAAGGCTGGCGGCTTTCATCCGCGCGGATGCTTCCTCATAGACATTCGCGGTGGCGGCAACCTTGCCTTCAACAAGGACAAGAGCGTCTTTCAGTTCCGCCGCCTCCCCTTTCAATGTCTGTGATATGTCTGCGCCCGAACTCTGTAAGGCTGAATACGCTTCTTTTAATTTCGCGACAATGGCTTCCGCCTCTTCGGGGGTTGTATCAATGCGGTCTCTCAAACTTTTTCCAACGCTTTCCCAAGAACCCCAATCGCTAATCGACCCGCTGGCCTTGCGCAGTGCGTCCAAATAGCCTTTCCATCTTTCGGCGTCTGCCTCAAGTTTGGCAAGTTCGGCATCGTCTATGAGCCGCGGCTTCGCTCCGTCTTCTTTCAAAGCCTTGGTCATCTCGTCAAGATCTTTGTATTTAGCCACAAGGTCCGGCATAGATTTCTTCAACGCCTCATAAGCCTCCAAACGTTCGTATGTGGATTTAGTCTCGTCGGTGGCTGTGCCGATAAGCGATTGTATCTTTTGACGATAGTCTTCAATGGCTTTCTTTTGCGCTTCTATCGCATCATTTGTCGCCTTCGTGACTTTTTCCGCCCGGGACTCCGCAGTTACCATCTCAAAAACGGCAACCGTCAATGCCGCCACCGCAAGAGCCGCCATTGTGTAGGGATTGGAGGCAAGCGCCGCCGTCACCCCTTTTATCGCCTTGACCAAACCCTGCTGCGCCAATGTCAGCAGTTTTGTCCGAGCGGTGGCAAGTGCCTCCGCATTGCTCAACGCTCTGCCTTGTGCCGCCGCCAACTGCTTCTCGCGTGCGGCTTGACGGAGTACCGCCATATTCACACGCTGGATGGCGGTAAGCGTAATCAATGCGGCTTTGTAGGCGCCGTATGCCGTCACAAGCGCGCCTATCTGGCGACCGACTTCTTGATAATTCTCCACAAGATACGACACCCCGGACAATGCCGTGTCGATGACTCCCTCGGACTGCTGACCCATCTTGTTGAACATCATAGCCACTGCATCTTCGATATTGCTTATCTGTCCGGTGATTGTCTTTGATTGAGCCGCCATCAAGCCTCCGAATTTTCCGCCCTCGGCAGCCATTCCGTCAATCGCTTTCTTGAACACGTCGGCGGTCACCTTGCCGGCGGTGACAAGACCGGCAACCTCCTGCTCTGCGACACCCATCACCTTGGCTATCTCCTCCGCCATCGGAATGCCTCGCCCCATAAACTGGCGCATATCCTGAGTGAACATTCTCCCTTGTGTGACCGTCGTTCCGTAGAGATACACCAAATCCCCCAAAGGAAGCGACAAGCCTGCCGCTATGTCGCCGAGCTTAATCAACGTGTCGTTGACATCTTCGGCAGCCGTTCCATAGGCGAGCAACTGCTTGGCGCCCTGTGCCACGCTCTGCAGGTCAAACGGAGTGGTGGCGGCGGTGCGCACCAATTGGTTCATCAGCTTGCTCGCTTTCTCGCCGCTGCCGAGCATTGTCTTGAATGCAACCTCCAACTGCTGGAACTGACCGCGGACATTGACGACCTCCATAACGAAGTCCTTTATCTTGTCCACGGCGAACGCCCCCGCGACACCCGCCGCTATTTTTGTCAGCGCATCGTCAATCATTCCACCCTCGGTGACAAACGTGGCTCCGGCATCCGCCGCCGCTTTCTTCATCTCGCTGAAACGTGTCGTCGTCTGCCGCAACTTGTCGTTGACCTCGGAGAATTTCCCTGGATTAAGACTGCTGTTGATGCCTTTCAGTTCCGATTTAAGCTTGTCTATCTCTTGTCTTAGGCGAAGGACTTCCTCATAGTCCGCCTCCACCTTGAATGCCAGTACTGCCATTGCTATTCATCAAATTTTATGTGTAAATCATCCTCGGACACCTCGCGCATGACGCCATCATAGGCAATGCGCGCCTTGTCCTTGCTCATAATCACAAGATTGCGGTATGGAATCTCGTTGACAACCTGCCCGTATGTGAGATGGAGGGAGTCCATGAATGACGCAATCTGTCCGAGTAGGCAGTCGTTGCCTATCGTTTCTGCCTTGCTATCAGCCCTGCTACATTCCTCGCCAAAGTCGATAGCTTCAAAAAATTTACAGTGGAAACAAGGCTGTAAGCCGCTTCTATCCCCAACACTACGTCCTCGAAAGGGGCGTCGAGAAATTCCTCGGTAAGGCTCTCGTCACCGGCGATGAACCACGACAGCGCATGTGCCGCATTGTCGCTGGAGAGCATTTTCAGAACCTCGGAAATACCTACATTGTCGCCCGGACGCAAGTCGGAAAGCCAAAGCCCGGCGCCCGCGAGTTTGCGTATGGTGGGAGGCTCTACCACATAGACCTTGTCGTTTACTATCACATTGACGGCGTCCGCCCCCAGAACGGCGCTCGCCACTATTTTTGCCGCATCTTTCATAAGAAAACAAAACGGCGGGAAAGGAAGAACCTCGCCCGCCGCCAACCTAACACTATTACAAACTAAAAAACTATTCTGCTGCGTCTACCTTCGCACCGTCGAACCAATACTCATCCTTCACCGCGTCGGTGGGGTTGTCCATAGCGACGGCGGAAACACCGAGTCCCATATTCTTCTCGGCCATCGTTGTCTTTCCGACAATACCGGCGTATGTGAACACCACATAGTGTCCGGTCTTCGTCTTTGCAACGATTCCCTTGTATATGAGTTCCGGGTTGTCCGGAGCCTCCCAGCCGTCACCGTCCCCGGCGCCCACGAGTTTGCCGCCCTGAAGCGCCACCTTGTCTTTGAAGGCATACTCACCCATAGTGAAGGTGATTGTCTTGTTGCCCTCGCTCTTGATGTCGCGGTAGTACGGCTTTCCCGTCAGTTCGTTGGTGTAGTCGTCCACACTCGGATCGTCCTGCGTATACTGGAACGTGTCCTGATGCGAGTTCTTCACCTCGGTCGCTGTTTTGAGCCACGTTTTAAGCGTAGCCGCAGTGACGGCGGCGGAAAACACATCGCCGTACCAAATCTGCTTAATTCCTATAAATGGTTTCATATCAATCTATATTTAAAACCTCAAACAATATTCTCACATTCACATAATGACAGCGCATCTGCGTGTCATTCTCCACCCCAATGGTGTCCCAGGTATAATGATACGGAGTGCCGTCAAATTCCCCGACAATGCCCTTGAACCTGTCCTGCGCCTCTCTCGCAAGCACGTCGATGCGGATTTTGTCCGCCTGTCCGTTCTTGTCGGGAACGCAGATGTTGACATCGCAGAAGGACTTGTTCCAAATCTTTTCGGTTTGCAAAGGCTTGGAATGGACTACGATGCGCTCGGCGGTGATTTCCCCCTCCGGTACATTGCCGTAAGGGAAGACCTCGACACCGAAAGTGGCGCAGTCCTTGTAGAGAATCTTTTCTATGTCGGAAACCGTTATCATTTCTCAAATTTTTCTTTCAATTGTCGCTCCGCATACAGCGCGGCGCCGCTCAGCACGTCAAATCCTTTGGCTTCTACATTGGACGCGTAATTGTATCCGCCGGGGGATTCGGCATCGTTGTAGAGCGTCAAGGTTCTCTCGTCAACATCGTATTTGTTCGAGCGTCTCAGCGTGCCTGTGTGGTCTTGGTAATTGCCGTTTGCCTTGGCGTACTCGACCGCCTCGGCTCCTGCGTCAATCATCTCCTTCTGCACTTCCCACTCCCCGTCTTGGAAGAAGTCATCAACATCGGAGAAGTCCGTTTCCACAGTCACATCCATAATTCGGAATAGCTCAAATAATTCGTATGTTTGACCATAGACACCTCACCGCAGCCGCGCACCTCGCCGCCGTCCATAACACGGATGTAGTCGCCGGCTTTGACATCAGCCTTGCCGGGACACACAACGTGATAGTCGGGGCGGAACACCTCACCGTTGTCCGTCGTGAGATTCTGTGTGGTGTTGTCGTCGCACCTGCAGGCGCAGACCGTTTCCCACCGCTCGTCTGTCACGGGGATGATGCGCCCGTACTCGTCGCGTGATGAAGCGGAAGCAATGCGTTTCTGCAATATGTGCGGTGTGTACATCATAGGAATCTCACTTTCGGTTTGTCGGTGTTGAGTTCATCGGTCAGCCCATATTTGCGGCAGAGGAAAGCATAGTACTCTTTCATCCCCTCCACGTTCCAGGACATGGAGAAACCGCTCTCGCTGACCGACGTGGCACGCATAAGCAGCATAGGAATGACCGAGGCAAGACCGATGTTCACGCGGACGTAATTGTCGCTCTCTACCTCGTCACCGCCGTCGATGCCTGCGGAAAGGCACACATCAAGAAGTTCAGCCTCCGACATTGCCACGCCGAAGGTCTGAAGCCTCTGTGATATGTAGTCCTTCACATTCACGACAATTGCGACAAATCAATGTTCGTAATCAACTGCGGGTTCACAATCTGAGGAATCCACTCAGCCGTGTACTCCATATAGCGGCCGTTCTTGTCGCGGTAGTTGGAGATGAGCATCTGACCGTCCGCCGCGGTGTAGGTGCGGCCTTGCACCGGGTCTACAGCCTCGTATGGGGTGTGATGGCGCATATAGCCGATTTCATCGGACGGAAGCAGAGTGATGCGGTTGTCCGCATAAATCTGCACGTTCTTGCCCGTCTGGTCTTTCACATAGTCCTCTTTGATTTCGATGCGTGGAAGACCTAATCCGGTAAACACCTCCGAAGCCAAATCCGAAGAAATCAAACCGGTAGACAATTTCATCTCGTTGCTGCCGAGAATCATCTTGTACTGCTCCCCAAATTCAGAAGAACCGAGAATGGTCTTGTTGAAAGTGGCTCGCGACATAATCATCTTGGCATAGCGTCCGTAGTCCGGAGCGAGTTTGTTCAGTTCCTCACGAAGGTAGGAAACGAACATCTTCTTGCCGTCGCTCTTCACGTCGGTGTCGGAAGGTTTGAGGAAATTGAAAGGAAGCGCAATCTCAAGCACCTTGTTGCTGGTGTTGCCCGAAGATATGGCGGCGTCCTTGTTGTACACCTCCGCCTTGCCGGTCATAAGGAGAGAGCCGACAACAATGTCCATACGCTTGTGTGGAGCAAGCGTGATCTGACGGTAGTCGTCCTGAATGAAGTTCACAATCTCGTTGAGCGCCGTGCTTTGGTCGGCTGTCTTCGCCTCGTTGAATTTGTCAATCAAATCCTGAAGCTCGGACAGGCGGTCGATAGACATCTGATAAGCGTCGCCGAGATATGCGATTTCTCCGTAGCCGCTTCCGATATTCTGACGCTCGCGGATTGGTTTCTCTCCGAATTGTGAATTGATGGAACCTGCCATTACACCGGTTACAGTGCCGATGTAGTCCTTGAACACTCTCGTGGTGGTACGACGGAATGTCAGATACTGCTGCCAATAGATAGTGTCCTTGCGCGTCTGGTTGACGCGGTTGATAACCGCACTAACGATATTGGGGTCGTTAAATAAAGTTTCAATAGTCAAAAACATACTCAGTCCTCCTTATTCGTTAAATTCAAACCAGCCTTTCATATTCGCCTTGTCGTTCGCCGAGAACGGGATGGCGAGTTTGCTCGGCTCAATCTCTGCCGCGGTGCGGAGCAACGCCACAAGGACAATGCCGTCATCCACCTTTGTCTTGTTGAAGAGGGCGGAATTGGCAATGTATTTCTGTGCCGTTCCCGACACCGCTTTCGCCTCGAACAGCACCGTCCCCTTGGGAAGGTTCGCGCCGAAAGCCGCCTTGATGGTGATGGTGTCATACTCACTGTTGGTGGTGTCTACCGCAGTGACCTCCGCCCCCTTGGCGCCGTTGCCCACAAACATACCTTTGTATGCGAGAGAGCCTTTGGCTACCTTGATGGAAAGGTTGGTGTCACCTGTGGTATAAGCTTCGGCAACCGTCATATTCACTACTGGATAAGCGAACTTGTCTTTCAAGTCCGCGCAGATCGGAGCGAACACCGGAAGCGTGGCGCCCACACTCAAATGTTCCGTGACGAGTTTGTACTCGCCGCGGCGGCGGATGCCGGTCTGAACGTCGTAACGCTCCTCCATTTCAACCGCCGGTTGCAAATCATACTTGAATCCTGCTGCCATTTGTTTACTTGTTTTGTTCTACAATTGATTTTGTTCCCTCGTTTATCATCTTCGCGATAGAGGCATTCTCTTTCTCTATCTTCGCATCGGACGACTCGGGGGAAGGGATGCCGTTGAATCCGGCGTTCGCCAACTCCTGCTTCGCGTCTTTGAAATAACTGTCCAAATCCGCATCGTCGGGAATGGCGTAGCGTTTGGCGATAGTGTCCGGGATGCCGTACTCCTTTGCCTTCGCAAGAATCTGCTCATCGCGCGTTTCCTTCGCTTTCGCAGCCTCGAACTGTGTCAGTTTGTCCGACAACGGGCTGACGGCGGCGCTGACCGCATCGGCAATCAGTTTCGCAATGTCCTGTGGCTCATTCGTAGGTGTTGGCGTAGGTGTAGGTGTTGGCGTAGGCTTAGGTTCGTCCACCGCCTTTCCGTCCTTCAGATTATGCTTCCGCTCATAGTTTTTCACTGCCGTGGAAGCGGCTCCGTCGGCACGGAAATCGCCATAAGAATTAAGAACGTCCTGAAAGCCTATGCCCTCGACAATTGAGTTCACCTTGCTCTCGTCCGTCACTCCCTCTCCCTTCTTGTTGGCAATGCGGGAAAGGATGGCGGTGTCCACCCCGGAGAATTTCTGTTGCAGAGCCGCCAAGATTTGTTCTATTATTGTCATACTCGTATGTGTTTTATGCGAAAATACAAAGAAAAAGCGCCTCCCTGAGTTCGGTCTCGTGGAAGCGCTTAAACAATTGGCATTAATGTTTTTATTCGGTCGGAACAGCCTTGTTGTTCCCCTCTACTCCGCCGCTTTCCTTATCTTCTTTTATCTGTTCCAACTCTTCATCAATACGGTCAGCGTTGCCGGCGAACAAGACAGCGTGCTTCTGTGACCACACACCGCCTTGAAGGGCGCTGACGGCGACGCGCACCAAGTCCTCTATGTTGTCGAGGCGGTACGGCTGAATCTCCACATCAATATCAATGGTCTTCGCCGCTTTGGAGAGGCTTGGATTGATGGACGCCAAAGCGGAAACGAGGAAATTGACACGGCGTTGCATGAAGTCGCCTATCACCTCCGCGTGGTTCTCCACCGCAAGGTGTGTGGAGAGGAACACATAGTCGAAGGCGACACCGGACAACGCATTGCCTGTGCCTTTAAGGCTGTCAAAGGATATGCGAGGGGTGTTGGTCAGCGCATAGATTTGGTTGATGAGCGTTTCCGCCTCGTACTTCACCGTTTCGGGAACCTGATTCCACGTCAGATACTGCGCGTTCGCCCCCTGTCCGGTCAGCTCGACGACACGGCTCTTGAACTCGCCGCTGAAATTCTCCACGTCGCCGAAAAGCATAAGGATGGGGAAGAAGTGGTAATCGATGCAGTCGGCATAATTGGACAGAAGTTTTTCAAGGCGGACACGCAGTGTCTTAATCTTCTCGCAGTACGCTTTCGGTCGGTAGCAGTAGATGACCGGCAGTTTTCCGAACCTGTGCTTGAAGGACTTCACCAACTGCCATCCTTTCTGGCTTTCCCACTGATAGACCATATCGGCGGTGACCGTCATAAAGCACGTCGTTTCCGTGTCGTCAATCTCTCTGCGTATATACTCGCGCGACATTGCCACAAGGTTTCCCGCCGTGTCGAAGAACGGATACAGCTTATCCCCGCGGAACGGCGACCACAACGCGCTTTTCAGACGGGTTGACGGAACACTGCCGCCGAACAGTCCCTTTATGCGTCTGCCGAGGGAAGTCCAGAATCCATCATCGGGGACGGAATACCAATACTCGCAGCACTCTTGCTCGGCGAACCACGACCGCACGATACGTTTGTTCTGATACTTGATTTTGTTTTTGACAAGCACCTTGCGTATTGCCTCAAACAGCGGACGTTCCGCCTCTTCCGGCTCGCAGTTCATCTTCGGCTCCGTCCCCACGGTGAACGCCGTGTGGATGTTCACGATGTCCTGTTCAAGGGGAAGCGCGATGCGGTTCGGCTCCACGTCCTTGGTCTTCTCCGGGATGGTGGAGGTCTTGCCGGACACCGGGTCGAACATTCTCTGCTCTTTCTCCGTCACAATCTTGACCTTCGGATATTTCACCGTGTCGACCATAATCTCGTGCTTGTCCGGATTCCAATCATTGAAAAGGGCAAGGGCGTCGGGAACGTCCGTCTTGCGCACACGTTTCAGATAGTACACCTTCTGCGAGGAATCGGGAAGCGCCAATATTTCTTCAAGTGTCATAATCAATATTTTTTAGTGAGTGAATAATTTGCTGTTGTCCTTAGGCTGCATTATACGTCCGAGCAATTCGCCCAAGACAAAGTAGCGGGAGGCGTCGATGCAGTGGTTGTCGTGGTCTTCCGGCTCGTTAACATATCTTCCGTCAATATCTCTCGCCCAGATATAGTTGCGCAGCTCGTTCTGCAGGTTGTAGGAACGCTCAGTGACGAACAATTCCATATCCTTCATCTTCTCAATGCCGGCAATGATGGAACCTGAACCTTTGGCGACAGGATAGATGCGGATGCCGCCGTTGTGTATCTCCTGTATAAGCCTGGGGTCGGCGGAGTCGGCGATGACCTTCAGCCCCCAGGGGCGAAGAGCCTTGATGATGTCGGAGGAAAGCATTCCAGTCCTGTAGTCTATCTCGTCAATATACAAAGCGTTGTCCACGACACCGCAGCGGACAATGGCGGTAGGGTCATGGGAATAGCCGAAATCCAAGCCAATGGCGACACGCTTCGCCCATTTGGGGAACTCTTTGACGACACCCCACTTCTTGAATACGGCACCCTCGTTGACATCCGCCCATCTGCCTATGACGGTATGGGCATATTTCTCGGGGTTGTCTTTCTTAATCTGCGAAACCTCATTGATGAACTGCGGCGACAGATTGTCGATGTTGTCAAAATATGTGGTGTGGATGTGGAGAACGTTCGGATGCGTGCTTATCTGCACCGGCACCCCGTCAAACTCCACAAGCTTGTGCGTCTTCTCTATGTACTTGCGGTAAATGAAATGGTTGGAATCCGTAGGGTTCATTATGATAATGATACGGTTCTGTATGCCTTTCTGACGGATGGATAGCATTATCCGGTCGAAGTCCTGCTCGCTCGTCCATTCCTCCGCCTCGTCACAGACAAACGTGGTGATGCCGTGGATTGACTTCAGTTTCGCCGTCTGATTGCCCGAGGAAGTCTTGATGCCACGGAACATTATACGGCTTCCGGTCATTCTGTTTATCACATCCGTCCGTGTGGAATGGAAATATTTCTCCGTCCCGTCAAGTTCAATCTTCTCCAGCATCTCCGGAATGATGGAGATGTGAGCCGACACCATCGTATAGCGAGTATAGAGGATTTGGTGCGTGATGTGTTCTTCAGGAGTAAGCTCAAAAGTGAGCCGGCTGATGAATGCGGCGGTGTTGAAGCTTTTCCCCGAATTATGCGTGACAGTGCCGTCGCTGTGGAGGTAACGTTGATTGCCGTCGAGACAGATGCCGCACCAATCCCCGACACCGGCAGGCTCGATGCTCAACATTGACAAATGCCAATCTTTGTTTTTGCGCACGTCCTCTTTGCGTATCTTTTTCCGCTCTACCTTGCAAGGAATACGCCATACGTCCCCATTGATGGACACCCGATAAACCTTGCCGCAGTCTTTCCCATTGCATCGTGCGGACTTCTCGGTTATGTTTGTTCTGAAACCAAGCGTATCGGCGACATATTTGATTTGCTTTGCAAGGGTGCGGTTCTTTTGGATAATTTCATAGCCGTTCCCGCTTGCATAGCCATCAGTATCAAGCAGACCGGCAAGCAATTCCAATCTGTTGTGTTCGCTGTTGGATATGTATTCTTGTGGGATGTGCTTGTTGTCAATAAGATTGTATTGGCGGAAAACATCCATTATGGGATTTGTATGCCCTTCGGTTTTTGCAAGTCTGAATGTTCTCGCCTTCCCCTTGACCCCATTAAGGGAAAGCCTTAATCCCTTTTCTTCCGCATAAGATTGTAAATACCCAACAATCTCACTGTCCGGTGTTGTTATCTGGGGGAAAATACTTGTCCCATCCCCGAGCCATAACCCAAGCAGATACGGGGGTAGCGGAACGGGGACTTCCGGATAAGGGATGGATGGCGACTTGTAACCACGGAATTGCTCTCGGAATCTTTTGCTCTTGGACGCATAATCTGTCACCCGGATGTCTGTATACTCTGGATATTCCCTATACCGTCCTTCTCTTATTGCCGCACTGCTTTTCTTCACGCTGAGAATATGCGCATCGTTGACAAAATAGTCCTCGGCACTTGACTGGTGGACTCGGAACATATCACTGCGCCCTGACATTGTTGCAAGAACCTTCCTCGGGGTGCCGTCGTCGCCCATAACGAACTCGCCGACGGAAATATCCTTGATTTGCTTGACGGTCAAGTCGGACATAATGACTTCTTGCGACGGGGATTCACACCCGCGCCCTCCCGTCACAAGGATGATGAATTTCTCCTTGTCCTCATACATCGGATAGTACACAGGCTGCGGAACAATCATTTGCCGACCTCCTTCTTTATCCAAGCGTCAATATCAACACCCCTGTCGACATTGGTCGGAACGTCGGAAGCATCCTCGTCCTGTCTGCGCTCGGTCTTTCTCCATTCTGAATCGTGGTGGTACAGCCAGGTTGCAAGCGCCTGCATATTGTAAGGCATCTCGGATTCTGTTTCGGAAGTCTGAATCTCCTCGTCTTCCGTGTATTCCCCACCTATGCGCAGTTTGCGGCGGAGAACCGTCTTCGATTTGATTTTCTTGCCACCGAGGGCACCTTTAAGGTATGCGCCGCGGACTATGGAAGTGATTTTTCTGCGTCCACGCGCTAAGACCTTATTAAAACGAGCGGAGCGCCTTTGGTTTTCCTTCTCTGTCCAATTCGCATAGCAACCGTTCTTCATTGTGGAAAACACATCCGGGGACAAAGACACGCCGAATTTGTCGGCAAGGCTGTCGGCGATTTCAGCGTCCGTCAATCCCTGCATGGCGAGGGCGAGGATTTCATCGTAGAAATCATCGGAATCGTAATCGAATTTCTTTGGTCTTGCCATTTTGTTGTTGTTTTATTTTGTTATTTTCAATTTGTTCTCTATATTTGCAGTGTGGATTGATGGTCGCATCGGTAGCGAGCAGCGTTAACAGCGGTGATATTGCGAGGTTCAACTCCTTTGCCTTTCCACTTTAGTAGGGGGTACGTTTGTATCTCCTATTTTATTTTGTCATATTGCCGCCCTCTCATATCAACTTTGTCAACAATACCAATCGAAGTCACGACATTGTATCTTCTTCCTTTAACGTTCTGGTTTGGCTCGACAACGACTTTCAACACTTTGTTTGAAGCGTACTTAACCGATGAAACGAAAACAAGCCTGTTTCTATTAGTGTCAATATAGACATTCCTCGGCTTCTTCACCGCTGCCTCCACCATTACAAAGCGTTTGAAACTCACGACCGCGCCTTTCTTCCGCTTCGGGTGGTTTCTGTATTTCAGAATGGTTTTATCTGAAATGATGGTTGTCAACGACTCCAATGTTAATCTTTGTTCTCGCATATACCGCGCCACCGTCCTGCTTATATTGCCGAACTTGTATAACAAGCCTTTAGGTCTCCCTATTTTGAGAACCTTGTCCGCAAAAGTCTGTAGGTCTCTGATATACTTCCGCCTATCGTTGTTCAGTCCATATATCAGAATACCCTCTCCCATTCACGTTATTCAAACACAGCCTCCACCTGGTCGTCAAATACTTCACCCTTGATGAACTTGTCGTAGGGGTCGTAGCCGAACCTCTCACAGAACGCCGCTTTGTTGGCGAAGTTGTCAAAGGAAAGCATTATATATGCCTCGTTATCCTGAACCTGCCTCATAGCGTTGTCTTTTACAATCTGCTTCACATCCTTCATGTGCTGGACTTTCGCCGCCTGTTCCGCCTGCCGTTCCTCAAGGCGTTGTGCCTTCTCCTGCTCGTTCTGCTCACGGACGGGCGCCATCATATCGTCGAGGGCTGCGGTGATGTTGTTCTCCTCCTCCGTCTGCAGGAGGAACTCACATCCAATCATATTAAGGTCGGCTTCCGTCAGTCCGGCGTCCTTATAGTCAATGTCGGGGACGATGCGAGCCAAAGCGTCATAATCCCACGCCCCCTGTGCATTCGGATTATTGCAAAGGATGTTCAATTCCTTCTCCTGTTTCTCGTCGACGTCGATGACCTCCACACGGATTTTGTAGTCGTTCTCCTTTGTCGTGGGGTCGTACTTTTGCAGCTCATCCATAACGGAAAGACGCTGATGTCCGCTAACCACCGTCAGGCCGGTGCGTTTGTTCACTACGATGCCTCCTACAAGACCGAACTTTTTGATTCCGCGTTTCAGCGTTTTCCTTGCCTCGTCGTCAATCTTCCGTGGATTGTACGAAGCAAAGGAGATGGCGGAACGGTTAAGCTCCGCCGCCTCACCTTTTATGTATTTTGATAATTCCATAATCTAACTGTTCTCACCAACCTCATACTTGCGTTCACCTTGTCCCAATCAAGTATTTTTGTTGTCATATTCAAACAATATCCGCCGGCTCATCGGAAAGACTTTATATATCTTTTCCAAGTCCTGCGGATAATTCTCTCTCAGCCATAAAAAGCAATCAAGGTTGAATCCGATTCCGCCCGAAGCCTTCTTCCCGTACCGCACCGGCTCAGGAAGATTGTGCTGCCGCATATATGCCAGCACGTCACGCTGCGTCCAATCAGCGAGAGGGTAGCACATCCCTTTGCTCACATAATGATTCTGCTCGTAGCCTTTCAGCATCAGCCGTCTGTTCATCCCGTCAGCTTTCTTCATTCCAAGGAACACATAGTCAACCCCGGAGGACAGGCGCACGGACTTCACGACATCCGCAAGTTTCAGCAGTTTGATGTTCGGGTTGGGAACGCAATACATTCCGCCACGGAGCAGATATGTCAGATTCCAATGGGGAAGCTGCACGAACTCCACTTTCGGGTAACGTGCCTTAACCCAGTTTATCCACCTGTCTATGTGATCCAAGTCCTTGACGAAGTACATAAACACGCAGACAATGCGGCTGAACCGCGGGTACATCAAATCAAGGCATACAAGCGAATCCTTGCCCAATGAACAAAACAACACCGCCCCGTCAGACTGCTGTCTGACGTAGGCGATGTGTCTTAATGTGTCGTCAACCTTGCCCATCGCTATCCAGTACTTAAACCAAACGCTGCACGAAGGTCGCTGTAGCGTTGCCGACGGCTGCCTAAGCCAGCCTTGCTTGCGTCCGCTCTGCCGTTGGCTTTTCGCCTTGTAATAAGACGAGCCCCGACACCTGCGCCATTCATATTCCGGCGAGGTCCGGCGTTGTTATTGATTTGCCTTTGGATGCTTGATTGTCTTCTTGCCATAATCTTGCATTTTTTTGTTTTCTATCGTTTCGACTTGTCTCGTATATCTTTCTCCAAGATTCTGCCCAAATTGAAAACTACCTGCTCGGCAATCCATTCGAGCGGATTGCCATCCTTGTCGACGCCCGACTCATACACTATAGGCTTGTCGTCATCGTCGACAAAAATCTCACAATAAGCACTCTCAACCTCGACCAAAGCACTGTCGCGGTCTTTGTTGTAGCCGACAAAAAAGCGGATTGCGTCATACTTGATTGGCTGGGCGTTGCCGTACTCGTCTTCTACCTCATAGCCTTCTTCATCAAGCTGCAGCAGCTTCTTGATGGTGGTAGGGCGTACCTCGCGGAACTCTTGCACCTTGCGACCGGCCATAATGGCATCGAAATACTTCTGTTTGATAATCAGGTTCAAAATTTTCATAACTTTTCTCTTTTTGTGCTATCAAAGATAGCGGTTAGTAATTGATTATTTGAAATTTAGGCGGTCGGCGAATAAACAAACCGCCTATTGTTTACATAGCAATTATGCCAACTTCACAAGATTCGCTTTCTTGTAGCAGCGATACTCTTGTTTCTCTGTGTCGTAGTATACTTGTACCGTGTCTGACGGCTTTCTGCCGGTGCCCTTGGTTTCTGGCAACAAGCTTTCTTTCAATGTGCCGTATGCCTCTCTGAGGCTGCCGTCTACCTTTGTAAAGTAGAACTTTACGATACCTTTTTTGAGCGCTGCGTGAAGTTTTACATTTGCCCAAGCGGTTTTGAGGGCTTGGCTCAAATCAAAGCCGTTGCGTTTTACAAACTGCCAAGCGAGGCTCATTATCTCTCTCATTCTGTTTTTGCTTTCAGTTGTCATAGTAGTTGAGTTTAGTTGTTTATCTTTACGTCAGCAAAGATATAGCCTTTATACTAACCAAACAAGCAAGATATAGCCTTTAACATAAGTTTAACACAAAAGAGCATTTATGCTAAAGCCTATATTTGTTTGTTAAAAATAGTTTAAAGTATAAGTATAGCGTACCAATCTATACCAAATAGGCATTACCTTTGTAGGATAAAACCTAAAAGGAGTATGGACATACTAAAAAAAATTAGAAAGCAGGGATTTACGCTGGCTCAGGTAGCTGCGCAAATGACTAACAAGATGGGAGGTGTCGGAATCTCTCAGCCAACGCTATCTCAGATGCTCGCCGGCAATCCGACCATCGACAAACTGCGAGAGATAGCCGGAATCATAGGAGTGCCGGTTGCGGAACTGGTGTCGGACAGTCCGGGGATAACCGCCCTTGTGCGGAAAGGCGATGATTACTACCAGGCGAACACGGTGGAAGAGCTTGAATCAATCGTCGCAAGGCTGAAGGCTGAATGAAAAGCGGCGGTGGGTGTTTGCCCATCGCCGCCCTTGTCTATAAATCTGCTGTATCAGCCATAGCCTGCTTTAGCTGCTTTATTTTCTCTGCTTCTTTCTCGCCAAGATACTCACTTATCTTGCGCACTCTATTTAAAAATGCAAGTGCCTGCTTGTTTGTGGCGCCGTTAATATAGCAACTATAGTCATTGTGTAGATAGCCAGAGTCGTTTATGTCGTACAGACTATACTCGAAATCGTCATCATCAACGACTGCCAAGAACTCATAACTGTCGACGTTGCTACACCTTTTACAATCTCTGATTGTCAGTCCATCGACTGTTATTTCGGCAATGTCAAGGCAGTGCATTGTGCATCTTATCCTTATGGCTATGTCGTATACTCTTTCTGCCATCTCACTTGTCAGCCTTTTGTAGTCTTCTCTCTTTAAAATTTCGTCCAAGGTTTTCATTTTTGTCTTTATTGTTTAGTTGTTTATATTGCGTTTATTAATCACACTACAAATGTATATATAAAACTATATACTACCAAATATTTTCGCAACAAAATGAATAGTTTTAACCATACATAACAATTAGCAGATATTGCACCGTTTAAATTAACACATCTTTGCAATTGCATAGCTATACGTATACAAAAAAGGCAAAATGCTTGTTTTTTCGTCCTGAGTGTATTATCTTTGCACCCAAATAAATGTAGTATTATATATATACATTATTATATGCAAATAAAGACTATCATAAAAGCGCATGGACTTACGCAAGCGGACGTTGCCGCCCGGATGGGTGTCAGCCGAATAGCGTTGGTTCAGCAAATCAATGGGAATCCGACAGTCGGCTCCCTGAGGAAGATGGCGGAAGCCATCGGCTGCAAGGTGTCTGACTTCTTCGCCGACGAGGAATCCGGGCAAACAGATGCTATAAGCCTCGACGGTGAAACGGCGGAAATCGGAGGTGTGAGATACCGACTGACCAAAGTGGAGGATGATGAACCGGAGAAGCGGCGGAAATGAAAAAGAGCGGCAGTCAAGCCGCTCCGAAAATTCCAAAAAAAGCCAGTCTCCCGACTCGCAGTGTGTACAAAAATGCTAACAATCGTTTGGAAACAAAGATAAGAAAAAGGAATCAAAACCGCAACAAGGATTTTTCGGCACACAGAAAAAAGGAATGTGGAAAATGCAGAATCGATACATAAAAAGGTACACAAATTTTGTTACTTCCACATTATCAACACCTAAACGAATCTCGCTCACTCCGC